AAACCTTCAAACCCATGGCTTCGGCCTGACGTTCCAAAACGTCGATGGTGATTCGTGACATTGTTCCCTTCGTATTATTAGGCGGCGGCATCATGAGTGAATGCCGCCGCCATATTCGTTGCTGTCGTCAGTCTTCAGGTGTTTCGGCTTCGAGTCTCGCGTTCGGATCGTCGTTCGCGGCCATGTCGAACTCTTCACGGTAGATGATCGGACTGTTCACCCAGTCGGCGTCCGCGTTTTCCTTGAGACGGCGTGCGAGTTCCTGAAGCAGCTCGTCATTCGAAGCGTTTATTAGTGCATCTGATATTTGTAGTTGTGATATATCGCTGTCATCCAGCAGCCCAAGCGCGACTAGACCGTTTATAGCTGAAACTCCGTATGCGCGGGCGATTTTCACGACATTTTCCGGAGAGAGTTTCTCTGGGAGCTGCCGATAAAGGGATGAAGGGACTATTTCGGTGTTGTCAGCCACGGTGTTAACCGTATCTGACCCGACTGTCTTTTTATACCATGTTGCAATACTCATGTTTTGCATTATGCAATACTTCTTCTAAACTCGCAACACGCCGAGTGTCGCTTCTCGCTTGACTTTTTTCGCAATATGCGATTATATGAATTGCAGAAAGCAAAAGAAATATTGCAGGTTGCGAAAGGAATCACTGATGGCTGAATACAAAATGCAGTTCCGAGACGGCTTCCTAGACCGAACCAAACAAATGAGCGGCCTCAAAACGGACGAAGCCTTCGCCGGAGCAATAGGAGTCAGCGAAAGCGTCCTAGCCAGAGCCAAAAAAACCAACGAATGCACACCACTCATGCTCATAGGACTCTACAAAGCATTCGGCTTCCAACCCGGAGAAATCGCCCAAATCAAACAAACCGCCTAACCGCACCACACAACACCAAGGAACCACAATGAACAATGAAATCCAACGATTCGAGTTCAAGGGCGAATCATTACGCGCCCTGACCAACATGGCGGGGGAGCCTTGGTTCGTCGCCAAGGACGCATGTAACATCCTCGGCATTGACACAAATCATCTCCGCGAAGCTCTTGATGATGACGAAATCACAAACCTCCGCAATTCGGAGGTTTGGAATCAGCCAGGTCGTGCGCCTCTCATCATCTCTGAGCCAGGCCTGTACAAGCTCATCATGCGCTCGCGGAAGCCGGAAGCGAAGGAGTTCCAACGCTGGGTGACGCATGAGGTGCTGCCGTCCATTCGCAAGCATGGCGCATACATGACCCAGCAGACGTTGGACAAAGCGCTCACCAGCCCGGACTTCCTGATTCAGCTCGCCACCAAGTTGAAGGAGGAGCAGGAGAAGGTCAGTGAGCTGGAGCCGAAGGCTCAAGCGCTTGATGATTTCACGAACGTGGAAGACAGGCTGCTTGTCCGCGACGCGGCAAAGGTTCTGTCGAACGCCGGAACCCCCATCAAGGGAAAACAGTTACGCGAGTGGATGGCCGACCACAACTGGATTTTCAAATCCGGTGGCTCTTGGCGGGCAACCGCAGAGCATTGCGCTGCCGGTCATCTCGTGATGGTCATGTCTAAAAAGCATGGGGTCAAGGATGATGGCACGGAGTTCGCCTTCCCTCCCACCGTGCGCATAACCCGCAAGGGTTTGGCGCTGCTGCACAAGCGTCTTGGCGAGATCGCCCTGGACAAGGCGCTTGACGCGGAGGTGGCGGAATGACGTTGTTGAATCCTCCCGCACCACCACAGGAGTTCGTTCTTGACGAGGGTGGGCACTGCGTCTTCCGTATCAATGATCGGAAAGGCGGGTCAATCGTTGAAAAAGATGGACTCAAGACGAGCACGTTGTATGAGGTTTCAGAATCGAAACTGGCTGCGTTCATCCAATGGGCTTCCGACGTGCACGGGCAATCACGATAGGAGACAGTAATGGAAGACGATTACAAGACCCGCATTGTCGAAGAATACCACGAACTCAAAGAACGCATCAGCGAACTCGATGATGCCGTCATCAGATACAAGAGGGGAGAGCTTGAGTCCAAGCCGAAATGCCTTGGCGGCATGACCGTCGCCCAACTCTACATCATGCAAGACTACTTGCACGTCCTCTTCGACCGCATCAAAGCCATGGGCATCAGCCTCGACTCCGACGACGAGCCTGACGAAAAGCCACTGCCACCGGAGCCACAGTCGCATGGATTCTTCATTCCACGCGACGGCTCGCCATACCTGGTTCTCCATGACATGGACGGCACATGGTCATACGTGGTAAACACGCCTTCCATCATGGGCAGAATCAACGGTTGGAGTGAATTGGCCTCCACTATCAACATGCTCAGTGGATACCTTAACTGGGAGCAGCTGGTCGAAAACCTCCAAGATTCAGCCTTCCCACTCATCCCACTGGAAGCCTCAAGTATGCCGGTCATCGCCAAGGCGCTCGCCGACAACGACTGATTCTTCCCCATCCGCCTGCAACCCGGATGGGGACCCATAAGCTTCGCCAGCCACTCCGATAAACAATCAAACAGTGGAAAATTGAACGTTTATCGAATATCCACGTTCACCGGCTGGCAAAGATGGAACATCCCATGATGTTCCATGCCGTGGCGAAACACATCCAAACGAACCGTCACAAGCGTTTGCGTACACGCGCCGCCACGGCAATCGTCCAAGCCCACGCAGTGGGAACAGGAACCGTACCACAAGACCATCGCCAATCGAACCAGACACCACATCTTTTCCTGTACTCAAAGGTATCCGACGATGATCTCGAACGGCTCGCGGTCCGAATCCGCGCTTGGACGCCAGCGGCATGACGTCAACGCCACCCATCGGGACGAAGTTTTTCACTTGGTTTTCTCCGTTCCGCATCGGGAACGATGGTCGGCCAGACTGGTTTTTCTCATTTCCCAGTCGCCCCGCACACCCTTTTGCGAGCCAACCGTCCAGCGTCATGCCGCAACCCGCTTGCCACAACCACCAATCCAAGGAAGGAGCACACACAAATTGACGGCACCCATCATCTTCGAAGACGGCATCCTCACCAAAGACGAGGCGATCGCCTTCACGAAGGTAGGAAAGAAAACATTCGAAGACCTGTACGGGTTCCTCGGATACCAATCCGGACAAAACAAACTCTTCACCAAAAAGGAACTCCTACTCCGATTCTACGAAATCAAGGACCAAGCAAAGGAGATCAAACAATGACCACCAGACGACTAGTCACCCCGAAAGACGTGCGCGACAGACAATTCCGACCCTCATTCCCATTCATGGGATACGACGCCGACCAAGTTGACGACTTCCTGGACGACTGCGCGCTCACCATCCACACCCTCTGGAACGAGAACCGGAAACTCGCCACGGAAAACAGACGACTCCGATACGAGAACCAAACCCTCAGAACCGACGTGAGCTTCTACAAGCTCGCAGTAGACACCATCGAACACCAACCCAAGGAACAACAATGACCAACACCCCCGAATACGACTTCAGCAGCCTCCGCCCCGACGAACTCAACTCCACCATCGCCGGACTCACCGCACTGAACAAACGAAGCGCCGAAGCCCTCAAAGCCGCAAAGGAAGAATGGCGGCGCTCGCATGACGGCGGCGATGAGGAGCGCGCCGTGTTCGCCGGACTGGATGCGGGTGAAATCAGTCTCAGCAAAGGCACCGAAGGCCATTACGTGGTCGTTGACGAGCGTGCGTATGGTGCCATGCTGCATGACAGCCGTTTCCTTATCCCCGGTGGGAACGATGCGGCGGAGGCCGTATGGATGCCACGCCCCGAAGCGAAGTCGGAAGCCTATCTGAAGAACATGATCGCGGACCATGACGGCGAACTCCCACCCGGCGTCGAGTTCAAGCCGGGACGCGCCCAGACCGTAACGCTTCGCACCACGAGAGGATTCGTGGACAAGGCGTTCACCAGCGAGATAGCCCCGAAGATGTTCCAGATGCTCACTTCGACCAAGGAAGAGTAGCCATGTGCAAAAGCCTTACCATCACCAACGAGCAGGACACTTGGAGCCGCGCCCAGCTCGCGGCACTGTCCCAGCTTGGAGTGCAGAACGCGCAGCCAGCCGACTTGGCGGTGTTCCTGCACCAATGCCAGCGTACAGGACTTGACCCTTTCAGTCGTCAAATCTACCTGATCGAACGCCGTCAGAAGCAAGGCAACGAATATGTTTCCAAGCAGACAATCCAAGTCGGCATTGACGGTTTCCGTCTCATCGCCCGTCGCGCGGCGGACAGGAACCATGAACTGTTCAGCGAGCCGGAAACCCTCTGGTGCGGAGAGGATGGCGTCTGGCATGACGTGTGGATCGCCCAGACCCCTCCGGTCGCGGCGAAAGTCACCGTCCGTCGAGGAGAAGGCGAGTTCACCGGCGTGGCCCTCTACAGGGAATACGTCGGAACCCGCTACGACAAGAATCTCCACAGGCAGGTCCCCACCAGCATGTGGACCTCGAAACCGGTGACCATGATCGCGAAATGCGCGGAAGCCCTCGCATTACGCAAGGCGTTCCCACAGGATTTGAGCGGCCTGTACACGACCGACGAGATGCAGCAGACCAACAACGAGACCGAAGAGGAAATGGTCGCAGCCGAAGTGGTTGACGAGCAGCCACGTCAGAAGCCACGGCAATACGCTCCGCAGGTCCGTCAAGGCCAGCCGGAGCAGGCAGCGGCTCAAGCCCCATCCAACGGTCCGGCCAGTCCCAACCAGTTGAAGACAGTCACCGACATCCTCCGCGCCTGCCAGATCAAACCGGAAGATGCTGACGCGTTCATCCAGAAAATCCTCCACGACCAGACGGTCACGAGCGCAAGCCTCACGGCGGTGCAGGCCCAAACATTCATCAACGAATACCACAAGCACATGCAGCAGCAAGGAGCGGCACAATGAAATACAACCCGAAGAAACTCACCTACGGCGACGCGCTCAGAATCTCGACAGCCAACATGACCGTCACCGTCGAAGACGAAAACAGACAGCACGTCACCGGCAAGCTGAAGCACATCGGCCCGAATGACGCGCTCGCCGGTGACAACCTTGCGCTCCGTGATCTCATAGCATTGGCGCTCATCACCACCAGCAACGAGTATTTCGTCGTCCGTGACGACGATGGGGGAATCCTATACCCGGCCATCAGATTCGACCATGACCTGAACGTCACTTGGAACACGATCATCTCCATCGAAGAGAATCCCGACGACGGCAAGGAGTTGGATGTTTCCGAATGGAAGGCAAAGCTCTTCACGGACGAGACTCCCACCGCCGTCGTGGACAAGACGACCACCGACACCCAAGCGGAGGAGTGGGAAGCTGACCTTCCGAAAGCCAACGGCATCTACAAGGCCGCTACCGGCAGTGTGTGGCTGCATTCCGGTGACACTTGGACCCCTATCCTGAACTGTCACGGCAACATTCCGCCGAGCGCCTTGCAGCAGTCCAATCCTGAGTTCGCCATCAGCTCCCATAAGGCGCATCGTTGGCCGTTCGAACGTGAGGTGGAGAAGAAACTGCCAACCCGTCCGGGCTTCTACCGCAACAAGGACAAGACGAGCGTGTACTACCTCGACAGTTCCGGCGTGTGGAAGCTCATCGCCTACATGTGCCCCGATTTCGACTTGCAGCTGAAGGACCCGTGGGATTGTCCATCGGTACCAGTGTTGAGCGGCGAGGTCGTATCCGAGAAGCAAGTCCGAAACGACATGCCGCTCCACTACTACAAGCTCGGTCTCAAACAGCCGAAGGAAGACAAGGAAAACTCTTGAACATCACCAGACGAGCCGGATGCACGTGCGCATACTGCGTGCGTCACAATCCAGTCAAGACGGGACTCATCCCATACTGCCGTAAATGCGGCAAAAGCACTTGCGCCGCAGCGCGAAGCCACATGGTCATGTGCAACGTCGAAGCGGCCAACAGACACAAGACGGCCGACCGTCTCAAAAACATGAAAGCCAAAGACCAGCAGGGATGGGTCGGACTCGAAACCCATCCACGACACGACAAGGAGAACAAGCAATGAGCACTCCGACCATCATCCTCGTGGGACGAATCGTCAAAATCAAAAAGGACGGCAACCTGTTCAACGCAGGAACCACGAAGAACGGCAAGAACTACATCCAGTTCCGCATCCTCTGCTCCAACAGGGTCAAGAACCCGGACGGCTCATGGGGTTACGGCGCATCCTGCTCACGCACCTGCGAAGCATGGAACGATCTCGCCACGCACATCCAGAACAGCATCAAGGAAGGCGACGAGTATATCGTCATCGGCAACGAGTCCGATGATCGTTTCGAGGATTCGTCCGGCGTCACCCACTACACGCAGAAGGTGAACGTCCGCGAGGCTGGACCAAGCCTGAAGTGGGGTACCGCGCAACTCGTCAACGCCAACCAGCAGGCCGGACCACGACAGGCGTCCACGACACCCGCCATGGCACCGCAGGCAGGCTCCGACCCGTGGGGCAGTAGCGGATTCGACGGATTCGGACAGCCCGCAGGAGAACCGGCGTTCTGATGTCACGCAATCGACAGTCGGCCAAAAAAGCCGGAACGGCAATGGAAACGGCGGTGGAACACTACCTGCAATGGGCGTTGAACGACCAGCGCATCATCCGCCGCCGTCTCCACGGCAGCAACGACCTAGGCGACATCGCGAACATCTTCTTCCACGGGCAGCCAGTATGCGTGGAAGTCAAGAACACCAAACGCCTCGACGCCACGAAACATTACAACGAGGCGGCTGAGGAGGCCGGAAACCTTGACAGCCCATACCCGTGGGTCGTGCAGAAGAAGTCACGCGTCGGCCTATCCACGCTCGAACGAATCGGAAGGCAGCTCGCCTACACGGATTGGGACACATACAACACCATGTGCGCGTTGGCAGACAACGACAGGTACTTCACCCCACGAATCAGGACTGAGTTCCTAGGCAGACGCAAACAACTCGTGTGCGTCACATTGAAAAGCCTCGCACTCATCCTCAACGACGGACTGCCACTCGGACCGGAAGAACAATCATGATCGCGATAGTCGCCATATGCGCCATCGTCGTCAGCGTCATCGGATTCGTCATCATGCTCGGCTCCGTTGACCTCATCGACTGTAACAGGCCGTCAGGCGACTGGCTGTGGATATTGGGCATGATCCTAATCAAGGGCGGTGTGATAACCATCCTCACCGACATCGGGATAGGACTCATGACATGACGGGAGAATCTGAAGTGAGGGACGGCTACACCCGACTCGACAACGGATTCTGGGCCGACGCGAGGATATGCAGACTCCGCGACGAAATGCCAAGAGCGGCGCTCATCTACGTCATGGCATTGAGCTGGTGCAGCTGCAACCTCACGGACGGAGACATCGACACCGACCAGCTGACGTACACGCTTGGCGCATCCGAACAGGAGATCGAAACCCTCATCGACATCGGCCTGTTCCAACAGACCATCACCGGCGTGCGCATCAACGAATACCAGTCGAACGGGAACCACACCAGAAAAGAACTCGCCGACCGGACGGCCCGCAACACGGCAAGCAAACGCCGAAGCCGCGCACGGCAGGCATCCGACGACAAGTATTCCGCCGATTTCGAAACCTTCTGGAAAGCGTATCCACGACACGTTGACAAGCGTCCAGCCTGGAAAGCATGGAAGAACGCCATCCAAGACACGGGCGCGGACACCATCATCAACAGCGCCCGAGCCTATGCCAGACAGGTCGAGATCGAAGGAACCGAACCCAAATACGTCAAATACGCGGCCACATGGCTCAACGCGGCGGGGTGGGAAAACGAATACGACATCCGACCAACCCTCACCCTCCGCACCAATCCAACCATGATGAGCCGCAACGAATCGAACCGCATGGCGAACCTCAACAGGGCATGGCAGTACATGAGCGACGAGGAACGCCAACGGGCGATGGGAGGAACAGGATGATAACCAAAGGAGAGGCCGCGATGCTGCTGACCACGATCAACGCGCATCACGGCAACGCCCAATGGGACGACCTGCAATTGGACGAGTTCTACCGCGAACTCGACAAACGCAACAACATCCAAGACATGCGGACGGCGGTCGTGAGATTCTATGCGACCAAATCGGACAAGTGGATGCGTGCCGCCGACATCAACATCCTCTGCAAGAAAATCCGCGCAAGCCGGATTCCCGACGAGAACACCATCCAGCAGCTCGCCGCCAAGCATCACGTCACGGCGGACGACTATTGGGAGTTCAAACGTCGCGTCGTCTTCGGCACCGCGCGGGAAGCCAAAGAGTTGGGCGAAGCAGTCAGCAAGGCCCTCGAACAGGCCGACCGTCCGCAAATCGCATCCAAACCCATCACACGCCAGCCAACCGTGGCCGACGATCTGGGAGACCTGTTCAAAACACCATGAGCAAATGGAAGGAAACCAACAAGTACGGCATCCGTGAAAGCAAAGCCGCCTACCGGCATTACACGCGGCGAAGGGACAAGGAAGCCGAAATCCTCAAGGAACTCGAACCCAATTCGCCAACGCATGTGGACCTGACTGGATTCGAAGACTACATCCAACGATTACGAGAACCGAAGGAGCCAACAATGGATGACAATTTTCTCATCTGGTTCGATGTCGAAACCAGCGGACTCGACCCAATGTCCGACAATCTACTGGAAGTCGAAGCCAGAATCACCGACATGAAGGGCCTTCAGGTGCCATTCAACGACGACCCCCTGATATTCCATAGGGTCATCCGTTTCGATGACAACACGCCAATCCGCGCGTTCAACAGCACGACCATCGACATGCATTCCAGAAACGGACTCATCAGCGAATGCATGAACGCGGAAGACACGCTCAAAAACGTGGACAAGCAGATGGCCGTCTGGCTCATCGACACGGGCCTCGACCCCGGTCTCATGCATCCGGCCGGAACCAACGTCCACTTCGATATCCGATGGCTCGACGTGAACATGCCCAACACGAGCGGCATCCTCCACAAGCTCAGCCACCGGCGACTCGACCTCACCAGCTTCCGCCTCTTGCAGCTCGCCCACGGCGGCGACCCATACGATCGCGGACACGAAACCACGCATCGCACAACCGACTGCCTCAACCGAGACATCTCCGAATACAAAACCATCAGCAACCAGCAAGGACAGTGAAATGACCCTAGAAACCCTCGAAATCCAGCCGCTCACCCCAAACGCCACAGTCACCCGCGCCCACGACGCGGACGCCGGACTCGACCTACACTGCATCGAAGACTTCCACATCGACGGACTAGGCCGCATCACGGTGGGAACCGGCATCGCCATCGACCTGCCCGAAGGCTACATGGCACGAGTCTGTCCACGTTCCGGCCTTGCCAGGAATTACGGCATCGACATCCTCGGCGGCATCATCGACGCCGGATACCGTGGCGAGATCAAAGTCATCCTGCATAACACGTCAACTAGCCGCGTCAACTTCCGTTGCGGCGACCGTATCGCGCAACTCGTCATCACGCCGGTGGAAACCCCCAGAATCCGCAAGGTCGTCAACTTTACCGACACGACGGAACGTGGAGGAAACGGATTCGGCTCGACCGGACGATGAACGACGGGAACCAGTCATGAAACGAAACATCTACAACATCCACGGACAACGATTGCGAGACACACAAGCGTCAATGCTTGTCCGCATCGTCGAAACGCATCGAATGCCATCATCCGCGGCCTATGCGAAACCGTGGGCCACGTTGGGTTCCCTCATCGACAGGCGTCTCATCATCCCCCTCGCGGACGGCACCTACAAGCCGACCAAGCAAGGCATCGAGACCGCCGACGCGATCAGACGATTGGACAGGGGAGAGCCAATACGACGGACAAACATCGCGGAACGTGGCATCAACAGGAACTTCAACAAGTATTGGGACGACTACTACTCGCATCCACTCACATACGAATACCACCCCACATTGGAAACAATCTGCGAAAGGAGCCGATGATGTGGACACTCAGTCCGAAACAGCAGGAAATGCTCGCTGACGTGAGCAATATGCAGGGCCAATATCAGGCCGTCGATAACCAGACAAGCAGGGCACTGCTTCGTAATAAGTTCATCCGTCAAGTGAATGACCGATTCGAGACGACCAAGGAAGGAGAACGACTGCACATGAAAATCGTGCATCAGGCGTTCGAGAAGGCAAGGATGGCGTTAAATGACTGACAATATCAATCCATCGCATTACAAGGATGGCCCGTTCGAATGCATCGAACTATCCCGCCTGCTGTCAAGCGACTGGGGGCAAGCCGTCCAATACTGCTTCAGGTGGCAGCACAAGAACGGTGTAGAAGACCTGAAAAAGGCGCTCTGGTTCATCAATGATGCGCTCGACCATAACGTACCGTTCCTTGCCGCGCACTGCGGACAGAACGCCGACATCATCGAAGCCAGACCAATCAGGCTTCTCGGCATTCTAGAAGCCGAGAACTGGGCCGATCTCGAACCATTCTGGAATGAAATTAAGTGGGGATGCTACAAGAAGGCGGTCAAAGTGCTGACCGAAAAGATCAATGAAATCGAAAAGGAAGGAAAGTAATCATGGAACATATCGTGCAGTTCGCCATCAGCATTGACGACGAGACCATCCAGAATCGTATCGAGGAACACGCCTACACGGACGTGCTCAACAAGCTCACCGAAAACGCCGTGGACAGTATTTTCTCATACACCAACGCGTATTCGCGGGACGCCATGTGGAGGAACTTGATGGTGGACGCTTTGCAACGCTTCCTCGAAGAACGCAAGGACGAAATCATCGACAAGGCCGCGAACACACTCGCCGACCGGTTCCAACGGACGAAGAAGTATCGGGAAGCCATGGGCACCGCCATCGAAGAGGACGGTGAGTGATGGATAAGACGCGTGTGGCCCTCACGGCGATCAGCTGCATCACGGTGGTCTTGATTTTATTCATTTGTGGAATGTCACCCAATATCGACAAGAAGACCAATACGGGTTTCCAAATGGAAACGGTCAAGACCGGTGACGTGACATGGGCGTGTTTAAAGCATAACGGCGAATACATCGGATGCGACACCGTGGAGAAATACCAATGACTGACGTGGGCATGTTGGACACAAGCATCTGGACAGGCTGCGTGATCTCGCGCAGAACGAAGGAGATAAAAGTAGTCGAATTCGACCACTTTTGGACGGCATGGGCACGTTGGAGGCAAGCATCTTGACTGGCTACATCATCTGGCCGAAAGGTGACATGAGACTGCATACATGCCGAGTGTACAAGACGCTCCAAGAGGCATCGGATGCGGCACAGGAGCGCGCCGACTCCCACCACAGGCCGTACGAGGTGCGCGTAACCTGCGATACTTCGCAGCGGATTATTAAGACCTTCGAGCCAAGGAGACGGTAATGAGCGGAAAAGTGCGAGTCGGCACGAACAAGTTGACGTTCACCGTGAGCGCGTTCGATTATCCAAGGGAAGATTTTGCGACTGCTGTCGTGGATGTTCCAGTTTACGCGAAGTCCGACAACGTTCTCACGGACCAGCGATCAATGTCGGTCGAAGCCGTTATGCCGGAAGATTTCAACGAGAAGGTAAGGCACGCATTGCAAGTGTTCGCTGACACGTTGGAAGCATCATTCAAGGAAGGAGAGGGAAATGTTGAGAAGCATTGATTTCAAAACAATGCCTTATCTATTCACTAACAAGGCTGGCACTTGTCTGACCGTGGAGTTCGACGGCAGGGAACTGGATAGCATCTACAAGCAGGTGAAGGCCATGTACGATCAGGCGCATTCGTCTGATGACATGCCCACCGAACCGGGCTGGTATGTGACTCGGGATGGTGAAGACCTGTTGAGTTTCGACGGTGACGCTTGGCACATTCACAATATCGACTGTGATGCGCAATTGTTCGTTGACGGGGATTTGGAAACGATGGACTGGAGTGTGGTCAAACGCACGTTCGATGCTGACGCTTTCCCGCTGATACCAGTGAATCTTAACGATACATCTCGTGCGGAGCGTCGGTTGACCAACCTCACCAACTTTTTGCACACGCTCATTCATGAGTGTGAGACAGTGCGGGACAACCCATCTTCCGACAAGCATACGAAAGACATCGAGAATGCCGTCTGCGGGACGGGAATCAACTTCGGCAAAGACCTGCTTGCACGATTGGAAAACGGGGTGTTCGACCATGAATGTGCATGACCATATCACCGACTGGCAGCACCTGCCATCGTCATTCCTCGCTGGCAAGCGTGCGATAGCCACCACCGTTGAGGGAACCACTATCGACGGTTTCCTCCAATCGATGACCACGAAGTTCAGTAACGGCAGCGGCAGCATGGTGCAACTGGTTTTCGGGGGAGTGTTCCAGCCGGTCATCATCAGTCTCAACGGTGGTGAGAACCAACTATGCAGAGCATACGATTCGATACTCATACTCAACGAGGTGAAGCAGTGAACAACGAATACGCGGTCAGCATCCGTGTGCGTTCCCGCTTACACCAACCACTGCGCCATATCCGTTGAAGGGTGAGTGATGTTCGGACGGAAGAAGAAAAAGCAGGAGGAGCCGAAAAGTTACCTCAGATGCCCATACTGCGGTCACGCGCCGATGATTGTCACCGGCAAATGCACGTATCACAATCCACGTCATACTGTCTACCGGTATGAGTGCGACCTTAGGTGCCTTCAAGGCGAGGTGTGTCAGACTGCCGAAGCTGCGTTCGATTCGTGGGTACGCATTGTCGCCCGCTATTACGACGCGGAAAATGCTATCAGACAATTCCGCAAGGAGAGGAAATCATGAGTCTGGCTGATGTTTGCTGGAATATTTCAAGCGTGTTCATCGTCATCACATTGGGTGTGATAGCGATACTCTGCGTGCTCATGCTGTTAGGCGTATTCGTATGCATCTTCGACCATGACGATAACCACAGGAACGATAAGAGCAGTAAGGAATAACAATGGCTACGAACGTGACCGAAAAAGACAAGACACTGCATGAGGTCATCGACTTTCTGCAAAAAGAGTGGGATGCAGCTAATAACGTTTCCGATAATCCAGACGAAGAAGTGTACGACTTTTACGACGGAATGACGACGGCTTACGAGCATGTAATCAATTACTGCCGTCACCTGCTCGGCTATTCCGGCTCGATGCCTTCCGAGGTGCCGAATCAAAGCGAGGATGCGAAAAAATGAAATGGAAACCGGATTGGTTGGACATCGCCGAAAACCTGCTGATCGGACTGATGGCGGTGGCTGCGGCCGCAATATTCATTGTCTTCTGCGTTTGCATATGGGAAGAAGTGACAACCGCCAGAACCATCATCATGCGCGACGGAAATCAATCATACGCCTGCACGGTCAGCGACATAAGCCTGGCCCCACATGACTGCAATCCAATCGAGGACGCGAAATGAATAAACGGTACAAGGTTTGTCCACTTTTTTGGAGTGATTACGGCGATGAGCGCACCTTGATGAATATGGGTGTGTTTGAAGAGTTGCTGAACGATGGTTGGCAGATTCTGCGGGTGGATACCATGCCGCCAACGGAATTGCGTGATAACGCCGTCACAGCGACGAACGTCTACATCCTTGAGAGGGAGGCTAATGATGATTAGTCAATACGACAAGGACATGTGTTGCCTGTATATCGCTGAGGGGATGAACTACATCTGGCAACAAAAAGGGAACCAAGAGCTTTCCCGAATACTTGAATCATTGGCCGATAGGAAGCTCATGAAGCGTGTCCATGGCGGGTATGCGATCACACTCAAGGGCCTGTGGGCAGTCAAGGCGTGGAGACTTCACCTGTTCCTGTTCCATCACGATGATGAATACAAGTACTTCAGGAGGAAGAAATGAGTATCGCAGAGGATGAAGCGGAGAGGGTGTACCCGACCCGCTATTGGGATGGAACGCATGTCAAGGAAAAGTTCTACTGCGACACGGACGATTTGCAGGAAGCATACCTGCGTGGACGCAACGCACCACCGGCTGACGTTGAAGTGGAGACCGTGGCGAGAAAACTGCTGTGGACGAGCCGCACATGGGACGGCATCGACAGCGACTATCAGGCAAAGGACGAGGAGGATGCATGGGATTTCGCCGGCGTAATCCTCGGCATGCGCGAATGCTACGCCGCACAGGCCAGAGATCTGCTCGAAATCGCACGGAAGGCGGTAAGCGAATGAGCAAAGACATGGAGAAGATCATGTACATAATCAAGAATGCGTCCTACGCGGTCAACGCGATAGTGATGCTCGCAATCATCATCATACAAATCACCAACAACGCGAACCCTATATCCATAGCGATACTCTCGTTCCTCTTCGGAGCATACGCGATGATCGTGTTCGTCATACTGTACGACGAACACTTGGAGAAGGAGTACGAGTGAGCCTACGGAAACAGGTCCTCCACTACGCGGACCTCGACTACGACGCGGACGAGATAAGCCGCCTACTGCACGTGGACAGGAGGCTCGTACTCCAAATCGAAGCCCACCGCAACGACCCCGAACCAACCCCACCAACGGAAGGAGAACAGCCAACGCTAATCTGACACACACACTATACTAGACAAGTCGCCCAACGGTTGCAAACAAAGGGTTGAGGCAACAAGACCAAACACACCCAAAACGCAACCAAGGAGCCAACACTTGACGCAAACCACATGCGCGGCATGCTGGAAAACAACCGACGACAAGCATATCCTCTGCACATCCTGCGAAACCCAACTCCAATTCGATCTGCAATGGTTCGAAAACCATTTGCAGGACCTCGAATGGCGCACAAACCGCATGGACAAGACAGGCAACGGCGGAGGTGGAGGACATAACGGACTCGCCACCTCCCCGGCACCATTACGCGAAACCGCGTTCGAACTCATCGAAGGCAACGGCATCGACGACATTCCAAGCCTCCGTGACATCATCAACGAATACGCGCGATGCCTGAACGTGACCGCCCCATACGACCGGAAACTCGAAACACTCATCCGCAACATCCGGCTCACCGACAAGTGGAAGACCAGCAAGGCAACACCAACCTACGCGCGAATCATCCACCGTATCCGACGCAAGGCCCAGGAACTCCTCGACTTCACCCTCGAAGACCAGATCATCATCGGCGAATGCCCGACCGACGACTGCCATCACATCGTGAAAGTCATCCCAAACGCCACGTTCGCACCGAAATGCCCCGACTGCGGTCAAGTGTATCCGGTCTCCGCCATCCGTGAGAACAGGCGACGCAAACTCCTCGCCACGCACATCACCGGCACGCAGACCGAAATCCGCAGACTGCTCCTGCAATGCGGCATCATCGTCAAACCCGGCACCATGCGCAGTTGGGTCAGCAGGGGAGACCTGAAACCCGTCACGCCGGTCAAAGACACGCGCAAGCAACGCTACCGGCTGTCCGACGTGTATAAGCTCGCCGTCAGAAACCCCGAAAAGGAAACGAACATTTGGATGCTCCTACAGGAGGAACAAGCTTGAACATCGACCTCTCCAACCCGCCATACGCGGTCAAACTCAATGATCTCGGATTCGCATACTCGCACACCGACCGTGAGAAAGGCATCATCGTCTACACTCACGCAGACCCCAGATTGGTCGGCTCCAAATGGGTTGACCATTGGGACGACGTGGAATGCATCATCGACTTCGAAGATGAGAACTGCATGAAACCATTTTCATTCACATTCAAGAACCTTAGAAACGGCGTCAGCAAAACCATTCCGGCAAGCAATCTCGCCCTAGTGGAAGAAGTAATCCGATGACCGCCACTATCAGTATCACCGACAAGGGCAAGACCATCACTTATCACGCGCATCACATGCGAGACCAAATCGAACCAGTCAAACAGTACGGCATGTTCGGAGAACGATTGGACGCCCGAAAGAAACTACACGTTCTCATCTTCTACACGGAGGATTGAATTGAACGTCAACCTCAAATGCTCGCCAATCCTACTACTGTTGTCCGGCGTGCTGGCACTCCTGAAAATCGGGGGCCAATTCCCATACTCGTGGATATGGGTGATCGCACCCATTTGGATACCACTACTCGTACTGGCCGGTATCACAATCATCCTGATAATCGCTTGGATTATCGGCGTCATAGGCGTACTCATTCTCGAAAAGTTCGGAGACTAATTGCAGATCAGCGGTAAGACAAACAATATTGGCTACGCTCACGCGAACGATGGTGGAGCAGACCTACGTTCCAACGAGGACACGATCATCTGCGCGGGTAGTCAAACACTCGTACACACAGGCGTATACATGGCTATTCCAGCTGGATACGTCGGCCTAATCTGCCCACGCTCAGGCTTGGCGTTGAAACACAACATCACCGTGATGAACGCGCCTGGTGTAATTGATGCCAATTATCGTGGCGAAGTCGGCGTAATCCTCAGAAACATGGGCGAACAGGCGTTTGAAATCCATGAGGGAGACCGGATAGCGCAGATCGTGTTCCTACCATACGCGCACATGCAATTCGAGCCAGTCAACGAACTGGATTCGACCGAACGAGGCGAAAACGGATTCGGCAGCACCGGCAAATGAGCCGACAACAAGAACACTCGCCAAACAGATATTCGACAACCCAAGACAGGAGCAATCATGAGAGTCTACGTCGTCACTGCGAACGTTGTGGACAGGGACGAATACAGGGATTACACGCTCAACCCGGTAGATAGGTGGTATCCGTATTCCACCATGAGGAGGAGCCTGGCTGCCCAATACGGCGAGTACGTGAGCATAATGGGCGTCTATTCCACATTCGAGCAGGCGGATCATCGTTGGGATGAACTCGATCGTGAAGGCTTCGATGTTTTCCCGATCGATGAATTCATCGTGGACGCGAACTGCTGGGAATACATAGGAGGCTACGCGGAATGAGCGGCGACGACACGACACAGGACGACATCACCAAGGAGGCACAATGAAAGTACTCGACTTCACCAAGGAAACAGACGAACTGGAAAACAAGCTGATAAAACTCGGATTCCATTATCAAAGCACCGACAAGGAAGAGCGTCCGCCAAAACCCGCACGACTGATAACCACATGGGCGAACGTCATGAATGGCGTGACCCTGCAAATCATCGATACGTATGACGAATGCCGTGGCGAAAACTACGAACTGATTACAATACCGCGCAAATACGTCAGGATAACGGATGATTGCACTAACATAAGCGTCACCATGTCGATCGAAGAGTTCAAGGAATTACAGCAGATCACGAACAGCCACGGCACCATATTCCCACTCCCGGAAACATCCAACGAAACGGTTCCCAACGAGAACTAGGAGGCCACGCGGAATGAGCGAGACAATCACAGCGGACCATCTGAACGCCACGCACTTAGGCAAGCGAATCACCATCAACGGCAAGCATGGCACCGTCGTGTCAGGCAAGCTGAAAAAAATCCGCGCCGACTACGCCATCATGCCCGATTTCGTGTCTTACGGCCCCTGCGAAGAATACATGCCTAAACCATTGAGGTACAGGAAAAACGTTCACATCATTCTGCACTTGTCGAACCAAGTCAACGACGATATCAAGGCGACCGTTCATGGTGACACGGAACTGGTAATCGAAGTCAACGGAAAGTAGGGGAGTATGGCAGAGGACACCACCAGTAAATCAACGAACGAACTGCTGATGCGCGTGTTGCAAGTCGAATCACCGGAACTGTTCGACGGAAGCGACTATCAGCCGGTACGAGTAGTCGGCTACGATTATTCGCCATTCTGCGAAGCGGTCTGCGAAACCTGTGGCGATGACCCCGAAATGCTGACCATCGCATTCGAGACGAAAAACGGCGAACGTTACAGCCAATACTACGACTATTTTGGACTGCCGAACATTTTAGAAGCATTGGACAAGTGGGATAAGCAGTACGGGAAGGTGGTAGAGAACCGTGGATGACACTTCAAGCACGAAGAAATTCGTATTTACAAGTGATAGCAAGCCGTCCCCCGACCTCTCGAATTTCAAGCCTTTTGGACACATTGACGAGGACAAACCCAAGTACAGTGCGATCATGATTATCGAGGATGAAGGCGTATACGTTCCCGTGATATACAAGGAATGCCGCGTGGACCTCGACATTGATAACCCGACGATTCACCCGCTATCAGGCCCATGCATGGAACCCTGCTGCTACAGTACGCCGGAACTTGCTATAAAAGCCGGGACACGCATCTACAGGAACATGTTGAAGGACAACAAATGAAGTGGTTTACCAGTGACTTGCATTTCGCTCACCCTTTCGTGGCCGCGCTACGTGGCTACGCGCTACCCGGATACGCTGAGGATGCATCGATCAAACAACAAGCCGAACACGACGGCAGACAACTCAAGGATTGCGTTGACTGGCGTCGGCACGATGCCGACATCATACAAGCGATAAACACATACGTCGGCCAGGAAGACGAACTCTACATCCTCGGAGACATCAGTTCCGGTGGTACGTGGAGCGTAGACCAAGCGATAATGCGCATCCAAAACCTGCATGTACCACGCAAGAACAGGCATCTGATTCTCGGCAACCACGAAATGCACAGTTCCAGCCGCACGCTGGAAAAGTTGGCAAGTGTGTTCGGGGAAGTCGGACAAGTCGGATTAACCGACATCACAAGCGGAGACGGAACCCGAACATATCCAGTATTGCTAAGCCACTACCAATGGCGTGAGGACTTCAAAGAAGCGAAACCAAAATATCAATTCTCAACCAACTGGAACGACCCAAACCTAGCCGAATACGCGCTACCACGCATGAACAACACGCTGCTCCTGCACGGACATACGCACGCGTATGACCCGCTTGAGTTCGGCAGGCATCACAATGAGATCAACGTCGGATTGGACGCATGGTGTTTCGAGCCAGTCAACGAAGCCGAATTAGTGGACAATTGGCTACACACTGCGTCAAGTGCAGTCTGAGCGGTCTACAATGGCACATGAATGGGGGCGGATTCAAAAACCGCCCCCACTATTCTTCAGTAATTATTTTTGATAGAGGTAATTAAGGCGCCGCCACCGCTCAGAACAGTGGCGGCAAATTCTTTTCAAGCAGCAAGCTTGAGATTATGGGCGGCGAGATAGTCGGCAATCTGCTCTTCCAGCCGCGTATCAACGTCCGTGTAATAGTCGCGGTATGCGATCACGCCACCGGTACCGTCGAACGCGACATATGCCACACGACGGCCCGTGGAATCACGGAAACCACGCGGCTTATGTTTGAACCCGCCGAACACGTCGGATAGTTCCTTGACCGACTTACCGCCAGGAATCACCACCTTGCGCACTATGACCGCGCTGGAAGTGGCAACCACCTCATGAGGCTCAGTCTGCGGCGGAATTTCGGGAATCTCAGCCGTAACCGGCTCCGGTTCGACAACCTCAACCGACTGTGCGACAGGTGCCACCGGTTCGACAACAGGCAGATCATCATACGTCTCGCACATCTCAGGATGATCTTGCTCAACCGGAGTCAGAAACGAAACGTCACGAGACACAACCATGCCGCCATGCTCCCACGACAACACCCAGCCACGCTCACGGTCAACATCAGGAAGACTCACGCCATGAACCGTATAATCCCCGCAATCATCGGACGCAATCAATCCGCCACGTTCCACGATTGACGGCACGTCACCGATCTCACGAACGGCCTGAGCATAATCCGCCCCGTTAGGGTCAAGCCATACGCCACCCTCGGCACGATACACGGCGGCAACACCACGCACCGCCTGAGCATTCTTCACGCCCGGAATCATACGCCATGATTCAACACCATCCTTCATCTCGAAACGCCACACGCTAGGCGTGTTGACGGAATCAAAGAACATGAAGACACTGGACGAATTGACGGCCCATAAACCGTTAACCTTGTTAGACATTTCAAACCCCTTAAAAAGAAAAACGTTGAAAACAAAGGGCGCGGCACAATCGCCACGCCCTGAAACCAAACAAACAGACTGAATGAATCAGACACCCGCACGCCTATGCGCAGCGGCCTCAGCCTTGAAGAACGCCGCGAAAGCGTCGCCGATGGACGAATAAAACACGCCATCAACACGCCAGCCGTCATAACCGTCGAAAAGATCGGCAAGCTCAGCGCGCATAAGCGGCAACGCCTCACGACGCGACACCACGCTACGATGCCAATTATTATCGAAATGATCCGCAGCAACCCAAGCGTCGCGTTCCTTACGCGAGTCAAAAGACAAAAGGCTACAATACGGCTCACCCTCAAAATTGGTAACGCCGATACCAAACTGCCAATACCCGGCATAAAAATGGATACTCATAACACACACTCCATTCCAGCCCCCTTGTTAAAATGAGAGGGCTTATAAATCGGTTTGTTTTAAGCGAAACCCCAAGAGTGATGCAACACTCTTGGGGTATTTTCATCAGACGGGGAACCCCGCCAAACACGTTCGAATAAACAAAATCCCGGCAGCAAAAGCAACCGGGATTCATAGACGCGGCCTACGCGCCCAACGGCACGGCCTCCTCACGCGCGGTATCAGGTGCGACGTCTATATCGCCGTCACCCCACAACACCGTACCGAGACCAGCACGCGCAGTAGCGAACACCGCAGGATCATTCAACCCAGCGAACGCCGGATAGCCAAAATACTTAGCCATATCCAAGACGCCGCTATAACCATCGCTGAACCTGACTGCCACACGGTGGCCGTCAAGCGGTACCGCGTCAGTCACCAAAACAACACCGTCACACATGAATAAACCTCCTTACCTAAGCGGCTCGATGTGTCCGGGTTGCACATGGGCCTCCACGCACTTCCAATTGGATTCGAGATCCTCACGGTGTATTTCAGCCCACGCCAATACCAAACGTTCCTGTTTCCTAGGCAAACCGCCCTTAATCAAATCGCCATCAAACGAGTACTTAGCCCAATGGCCATTATATTCCGCGTGAAAATGCTTCACGGGGCCATGGTCATTGGCGTACATGTAAATGACGATACCGAAAAACCTGCTTATTCCCGGCAACTATGCCACCTCCTTACTTTCGCGCCGATACTATCGGCTGAACATTATCTTCTGCGGGTCACTTAGAATCCGCGGAAGATTCAGAATCAGAATCATCTTCCAAAAGTTTGCGAGGATTCTTGACATGCAACGCGTCACAGATACGCACGGCGACATTGAGACTCATCCCACCGACATTACGTTGTCCGGTCTCGAACGCCGCTACACGCTGCTGACTCAACCCTGCCTTGTCGGCGAGCTGTTGTTGTGTCATGCCGCGCTTCAGTCTGAGTTCCCTCATGCCCATGTCAGTATCCTTCCGTCAGAAAATCCACAGGGTCGCATTGCAACGCCTCAGACAATCGTAACGCCGTCCGCAAATACATTTGCGAAACAGGACGACCATTCGTCTCAAAACGGGAGATGGATGGACGTGCGATGCCGCTCAATCCAGCCAGCTCCACCTGCGTTAACTTGCGTGCCTTGCGAATGTTCTTCAATCCGACGACGCCAGCGGACACGCCGCCACGCCACACATGCTCATCTGGATACAGGTCCAACACGTTGCAATGCAACGCCTGCGCCAGCTTCGCAGCCGTACCCAAATACATGTTCCGCGCCTCGTCCGCATGGTTCTCATACACCCACAGACGCGTGAAATCCACGCCCGTAAGCGAATCCAACTGCTGCAACGTCAGCCCGGAACGCTCACGCAGCGCACGCAAACCCACGTCAGTCTTCCTCGACCTCGCTCGAAACGATTGTCACGGGGTCGTTCAACAGCACGAACCACGAGACCAGCATGTCCTCGGACAGGGAGTCCGCATACTCGCCAACCTTGTCGCTGAACCTGTCGAAATTCTCCTGCGTGGCATCATCATCGTCGGCGAGACGCTTCGCCTCGTCACCCAACGATTCGGATGGGATAAGATACTCGCTGCACTCCGTCCCCGCCAGACGGTCCAAATAGCCGTCCACGCAACGTCTACGCAGTTCGTCCACCGGAAACTCAAGCCACACGGTGCCCGTCTCGTCCCACTTATGACCATGCCTCTTCGTGAATTTCACCGTACGCATGACAACACTCCTTCAAAACGATTCGTCTCTTACTTTAACATCGGCGGCAAGCGAACCTGCCGCCGATGACATCAATCAATCCAATCCGTATCCCAGTTCAGCATGTCCATTGGAATCATGCAGCCACCGGAACACTGGACGTACAGCCAGGTCGAATATCCCATGCGATCCGCCCTCACGCCACGGAACCATTCGCCAAGCCACTCGCACAGGAGCGACGGCAACGAACGACGACGCCAGAACGACCTGCCGGACGCATAATCGAACCCATCGTATTCGGCGATAGGGGAGAAGAAGCCATGTTTGCTCACTGTTTTTCCTCCTTGGTCCAAGGGATAATCTGATGCAACAGGTACGCCGCCGTCGTCAACTGGTCGTAGGCGGCCAGCACGTAAGCCGAATCGGGAGCGTTCCCGCTCCCAAGATTCGACAGCAATCTGACGGCCTCCAACGACTTGCCGACCACATTCGCGCACACGTCGGAATCATGGGCGTCCATCACACATGCCCCTCATCGTCGGCCTCCGTGTAGAACACGAAGTCAATGTCGTAATCAGAGGAAGCGTCGTATTGCTCACCGATTTCAATGGGAGTCAGCCCGCCCAATACTTCCGTGGTGAAATTCCAATAGTCATCGGAATGCGCATTGTCGTGCAGAAAGAACACCCACTCGCACCATTCGGGAAACGCGGACCAGAACTTCCGCCAATCCTCATAAGGCACGTAGTCGCCGAAATCATCGATACGGTAGACACCCTCGCAAGGTTCGAAACTCTTCTTGATGAAATGGCTCAAACCGGTGTTCGCCATGACTTCGATGTCATTCACGACATCCTCGCCAATCGGTTCATCCAATGGCATTGCCTTCAGCTCGTCAACGGTAATCATCATTCTTTCCTTTCATTCAGCAGCAGAACTCGTCAGTGAGTTCCACCAGTCTTTTCAACGACGTCCGCATGAGACGCGAACGACAGCCGACACCGGCCAGTTCCAGCCGGTTCACCATCGCCACGCGCACGGCCTCTCCGCTACTGACAGTGCAACGCGTCAGAAACCGGCCATCGGCACGCAGAACCGCATCCCGATACGCCTCCGCATCGGCCTGAGACCTGTGACGGCGCACGCGGATTGCACCACCCACATATTCGACAGTCCACAACGCGGCCATGTCAGTCAGCCTCCCCAAGACGGTCGAAAACCTTGTCATACGCCTTGCGCACAGCCGACAGGCCATTGCGGTACGCGGACATGCGATTCTCAGGAGTCGAAGACACAGCCAGGTCATGCTGCCAGCTAGCCGGAAACGCGATATGCTCCAACGTCCCGTCCACATCCGTCTGACGAACCTCGACATGCTGCGGGAACATGGCGTCGAACACCAGCACGCACAGCTCGAACGCCAGCCGCGTGTCCGCGTCGGCGACATAACGGAAATCATTCTCGGCCAACCGCCGCGCCTCATCGACGTCGAACGGCAGCGTGGCATACAATGCGACGAACCGTCCGACCGTCTCGTCATCCAGACCGCCGTCAGCGAAACAGTTTTGCACGACATCGATGAGATTGTCCCGCAAATCGGGCACCAGACCACACGCGCCGCCACGGATATACGGCACCTCGTCACGGCTGAAATGCCTCTCGAACCACTGCCAGCACACGTAACCCACATAGCCGGTCAGCTCACGCGGCAGCAAGTTGACGTCGATCATCGCGCCACCTCCTCGCCGTTAAGGAAATCAACGAACTTCCGCCGCGCCACACCATCGGCGTCACAGCCCAGCAAATCACTGCTGATGACGTCATAGCCGCAGCCGGTAACGAAATAGAAATACCAATCATCGCCACCACGGCTCAGCCAGCACGAACGCACATGCTTGACAAGACCGTCGTAACGGTCGCACTTGAACCATTCCGCTAGACCCTCAGTCAGAAGCGAGTCGAAACGGAACCGTCCGACGCAGATTAAGCTGTTCTCCTCATCTTCCACGCGCTCCACGGCCTCGTCATCCAGCCTGTCGTCAAGCGAATAGCCAGCCTCAAGCGTCGCCAGATTACGCAGCAGCTCATACGAGTCGATACCGTCGAACGTCTCATGCTCAACGATTTCATCCGCGTTGAACCAAGTGATTTCCTTATAAATGCAATCGTCGAATTTCATGGTATAATCTCCCTTGCAATTAGATTTGATTGATTGATTGCATGGCCGGTCGCAGTCCTACCTGAGACCGGCACTTTCACATTTCCCTTGTGCTGCCCCACGACAGCACCTTGCCGCCGTCCACCAGCACGTAAGACTCACCGGCATGATTGCCGACAGCATCAGCCCGCCACTCGCAGATACGCTCATAGCCGCCAGCCATACTGCCGTCTTCCATGCCGCACTGGGGGATATCCGACAGCGACGTGTAGCCAGCCAAGTCGGCCTGACCATAGTCAGCCGTCGCATACGTCTCACGCCACCAATTCCATTGCTGTTCAGGCGTCCCATGAGGGTCGGCCACCGGCACGGGATTGCACACCGGCGAACACGCCACGGCGAACGCCGCCACACCAGCAGCCAGCAGTCCAGCCAGCTTTACACCCTTACGCATTCCGCTTACCTCCCTTAGCGGTCTCGATATAACCAGGAAGCTTTTCCACGTCGAAATACATGTCGCTCGACACCGGGTCGGCATCATCCCGCCAAGCCTCAAACACGGCATCACGGTCAGCTCCGCCCAACATGGCGTCAGACACCTCACCATCGAAGTAATCCCGCAGCCACGCGTCCTCACGCCGCTCGTAATCGGATTCATCCAACACCGGGTAGTAGCGCCCATCCTTGATAATCATGTCTATCGCATATTGGACGACGGCCTGATCCGACAGTCCGCCATACCCGTCCGTCAACTCAATCGCATAGCCGACACCGCAGAACGCGCGCGGCACATAACCGTAATCGGACAGCCACCGCACGGCAGTCTCAATATTGCTTTCATCTAGCGCGTTATCGAAGTACAGCAGCCGCGAAGCCCGATACGTGTAATCGTTGAACACAGTGTCGGCCACGCGGATACCCCGCACCCATTCCAGAATGTCCGGCAGCACGTCATCGAACGACGGCAGACCCGCATAGTCGATACCGTCCCACGCGTACCGCAGTTCCTCGTACAAGTCGGCGTCCTCAGCCGTATCCTTGCGAATCCAATGCACATACATTTCTTTTTCCTCACTTTCAGATTGATTGATTTTCAGCGAGACAACGTCAGAGACAGGTCTGAATACCACAGCTCCAAGTCGAGAGCCTTAAGCGCCCTGCACGCGGCCACATAGTCGCCCGAATCCATGCATTCGCCAAACTGCTGCGCATAGGCGCACGTCTCAACGTCATCGGAAGATATGAAGTCCAGCAAGTCGTCAAGGCTGGGCCATGCGCCCTCGGAATCATCGACAGTGCATTCCTCATGGCTGTACAGGTGCCACGTCATACCGTCGAGATTCCAGCAATCCGACCCTTTGCCGTTCAGTATGTCGCCGAACGTCTCAGGCCAATCCATAAACTCGTAATCGGCAATGACACTCAGGCTTAGATTGTGCGCGTCATACAAGTCGGCCAACCGTCCCCAGTCGGCTTCGGCGGAACCGTGGTTGTACGCGTCCCATATGCCCTTAATTTCGTCGGCCATATCCTTGTACCCGGACGGCGGCACCGGACTATCATTCCCACGCATGTACGCAAGAAGCTCAGGCGACGGTGCTGTGATAACGTCAAGACTGGAACCGTCCAAACCGTCCGGGAACTCAGCGCCATTGCATGAATACAACTCCAGCTCGCCGTCGCCCAGTTCGGACTCGTGCAAACCATGACGCCACGCCATGACGTCGTAAAAATCGTCAACGGAATTAAACCCAGACATGATTACCCGCTTTCATAGAGATAGAGAATGTTGATAGCCGCCATACGACGGCACAGTGCGCGGGTGAGGAATCGCACCCCACAAAACCCCGCTAGGCCGCGCCATAGCCCACAGAGGGCTACAAGTCAGAACGGCAGCCGCCCATCGTTGACGGCATCACGAACGGTGTGAATGACAGCTCTACCCGCCGCATAAAAATGGTCGGCTAGTATGGCATCCTCGCCCAGTCCATCAAGCGCCCCAGCGTCATGCATTCTGTAGAACAGGTCAACCGCCATCAGATCAACGGCCTTATGCGGCCACCTGTCGTAAAAATCACTGGTCTTGATAAAGGCCACATAATCCACCCATGAGTCATGCCATTTTCTGTCATTGCACAGCAATAGCAATACCTCATTGGCAATGTGGCTAGTTCCGCTCTCGATATCCTTGATATCCATTTCAGTCCTCGCTTTCAGAATCATCCAGCTCGATATCGTGCATACGCGCGATAAACTCGAAGTTCTCCCGCTGTTCGTCGCTGTTCAACGCCTTGACTAATTCATCCAGAAAATCCTTGGCCCCCAGGGTTTCCAGCAGAACGTCATACATTTCATCAGTGGTCATTTCAATACTCCCTTTTTATTAGTTGGTTACATTAATTTTGATAGTGGTCGGCAATTTTCTTTTTAAGGTCAGCCAATGTGCGCGCCTTGATTTGCACGCCACGTTTTCCGTCGTGCCATTCTTCGTTGAAAACGTAGTCCCCACCACAATCGGGTATAAATTTCCATACGTCGCCCACACGTTTGCCGTCAACCGTCACATACCGAAAATACCCGTCGTCAACGGTATTGCTGTACGACGCGCACGGCGACGTGGTCAGGCTCCGAACTTTTACGATTTTTACAGCCATTTTTTCGTTGGTATCCATAATAAACCCCCTTAAGGTCTAGTGTTGATTGGTTAATTGCGTGCCACTAGAGGGTATCGCACCCCCTCATGGTCTAAACAGTGGCGAGATGGGCGCAACCCTTGCGGATTACGCCCGTGAAGATTTTTATCGGCTAACACCACTCGCTACAGTGGTGCAGAGGTGCATATGCACCCCCTATAGACTTTTAATGTCCGCATAACCCCCAAACGTAAGACGTTTGTGGTCAACCGCCCATAAAGCAGTTGACGGGCGCTATAGTATGTCTACCCTCGCAACCCGTTACGCCGTGGTTTACAACCTATGCCGCCAACCATGCTCACGCATGGCAAACATAGACATTGCCACCTATCTATCGGCCTATCCTCATTGGCGGTAGTCTCTCACACTACGCCAAACGTCGGCGGTACCCCCTTACGAGTTCTCGCGCTCAACATTGTCAATCGAGTTCACGTGCACTGCCTAGGCAAAACCGACACTATCGGCCACGCCCACATAGTGGACATTATGCACACACCCCGAAAAACGCCGCCACCTAACCCCCCAAAAAAAGGGGTGAAGCTCAAACTACCGGCTTTCGGTAACACTATTCATTTTTCAAACACTCGCAACGCTCACGGACTGGACACTGCACCTTGGCACAGTGACCATCGTTCCACTCATGGCGGTTTTCCGGCGCATACACTCGATACGCCCCCCCCTAACCGTTTCAGGCTAGGCTGTGCGGTGCCTAGGCACCTAACCGCCACGGCTTCATCTGCCGGTTGCTCTCAACCGGTTGCGAGTGGTGTGGTCTAGAGTGTCACACCGACCTTGCTAGGCTGACTGCCTAACCGGTTGATAGCCCTCACTATACACACCCAATCGGGTGTAATCAAATTGAGAAAACAGGCCACTACAAAACGTTGAAACAGAGCCGTTCTATCGGCGTGTCGCAACATGGGTAGGGGGTAAATGAAACGAAAAAAAGAGTTTGAGTAGCACAAGGAAAAATAAAGTCAAGCAAGATACTGAAATACGGACAAAAAATATTGAGCAAGATAGATATAAATAATAAGGAATACGACACAATGACGCGCATACGTACAACTGTACGAACGAACATTTGTACCATCGAACAAACGTTCCAACCGGGGCTGGGGGAGGGTCCTCCGGGTGAGCCCGTCGGGGCCGTCGGGTCAATGGTAGAAATAGTGCGCGCCGTCTGAAAAAGTCCGCGCATGAAACGTGACATGACAACGACGATGTTGGGTTCACATTGAAATTGTCTTCAGCATACCACGCGACACGCCGTATTCTACGCCGTTTTCATTGCAACGTTGATGCAACGTTAGGTATGAGTATGCTGTCGCATGTCGGAATGAATTTTGGAGGACGCATGGCGTCATTGTGGTTGTCGTTCCGGCAAGCGGTTCGGTGGTGCTCCTTGTCTCTTGGTTAAGGATTCCGACCGTTGGGACGTTTGTGTTCATAAGGAGCACCGCTAGGGACAGTTGGCTGAGTCTGGTTTAAGGTAGTCGCTTCGAAAGCGGCCGACTCTAACGGGTCCGGGAGTTCGAATCTCTCACTGTCCGCAGATGGCATCTTCCTAGGTAAGGTGCGATTCGGTTTCAAGTCCAATGCGAGAGGCTTGTTGGTACCGCCGTTTGATCTCGCACATGGTTCCTATCGCTCTTGTGGGAGTGTTAGTCGCGCATGGGTTTCTGGCTCTCTTGCCTATGCGTGGTGAGTTGCCGGTTCGAATCCGGCTGGGGACCCTTTGAGGGTGGATGAATCCCGGAATATAGTGTGTGTTTTTGGATTGTCCGTGAGATTGCGTCCATCCTCGTTTCTTGTGCCGGTCCCGCCCGGTGTCGCCTATATGGCTGCGCCATTTGTTTTTTGGGGCTGACTTGCAATCCTGTTGGCACAGCCTTTTGGTTGTCGGGTTCGATTCCCGAGGTTTGCTCTAGGTTTCATGGGGGTAGCTGTCCGTGAAACCGAAGGCATTGCTCGAACAGACAACATGGAACTTGTGGATGTCAAGAGGCTCCCTGCCTTAGTCAGGCGGTTGACGACCGAAGGGGAGGCACGGCCAAACGGGGCGCAAACGACCACGTTCCTTGCCGTTGGTGGTAAAAGCCAGTCCACCATGCCGCTGTCATGCCAACTTGGACAATAACTAAGTTGGGTTTGGAATGTTGGCAGAGTGGTTTAATGCAACTGTCCCGAAAGCAGTCGCACTGTGAAGTGCCGGAGGTTCGAATCCTTCACATTCCGCGTTGGGGAAGTAGTACTACCCCCGAGGGCAAGTGCCTACCGCTGGTGTTGGCTTGTCTGGAGATGAAAGCGGCGGACGCTTCCGTTAACGGCGACTTGGTGGGGGTGGTCATGCTTCATGGGTGTGACCGTCCTTGCATATGGCATTGGTGCAACTGGATAGCATGATGGTCTCCAAAACCGTCGATGTTGGTTCGAGTCCAACATGCTGTGCTCAGCCTACCCACAGGTTGTGGGAAAGGTCTTCGGAGTCGTCTTGCGGCGGCTCTAGTTTTAGCTGACCCGCCTAGTCTGCGGGAACAGTCTCCTGAGTTGCTGCGGCGGCTCTTGCTTTTGGATGTTTGGCAGAGTGGCTTATTGCACCACCTTGCTAAGGTGGCGACCGGGAACGGTTCGGGGGTTCGACTCCCTCAGCATCCGCGCGCCGTGGCTGGCGGTAAAAAGCCATTTTTGCCATTGGATTTCCTTATGGCGGTTTGGGTTAGATGCCGGGCAATCCCCATGTTTTGTGATGAGTGTGGCATGGGGATTGCCTGTTTTCTTTTGCTTTGGTGGCGGAATGGTAGACGCGGCGCACTCAAAATGCGTTGTCCTGTGACGTGAGGGTTCGATTCCCTCCTGAAGCACTGAGGAGCTGGTGATGACCAACGATTGGAATAAGTCGCATCGCAAGGAACGGTTCAATCCAGGTTGGGAGCGGACGCGTCGTGAGGTGTTGGATTATTACGGGTGGCGTTGCCAGTATCCGGTGATCGGTGATGATGGCGTGTTGCGTCCGTGCGGCGCTCATGCGAATGAGGTCGATCATATCGTTCGTGCCGAGGATGGTCAGCCTGATGATGATTCTTGGGATAATCTTCAGGTTCTTTGTCGTGCTCATCATTCTTATAAGACTGGTTTGGAGTCGGCTGACGCGCGGCGAAGGAAGAGGGTTGAGCGTGAGGAGGCTCGTTGGTACAGGCATCCCGCGTTCGGTTAGCTGAGGGTGAGTGCAGTGTGAATGGGTGTGATGGGCCTGTTCATGCTCATGGGATGTGTAGGTCTCATTATGATCGTTGGCGGCGTAGTGGCAGTGGTGCCCGTAAGCGTCGTATGAGTCGTGCGTGTCTGTCGTGTGGCTCTTTTTTTGAGACTGAGCGTCGGGACAAGGCTTTTTGTTCGGCTCGTTGTCGTAAGCGTTTCCAGCGTTTGAAGGCTGAGGGTGCGGCTCCCAATCGTACTCCGCAGCCGTTGAAGTCGGTGTTGTGGGAGCCTCGGTCGAATGCCCATGTCGGGCGGCGGGGGAGTGTTCCTACTGGTTTTTGGACTGCCGAGGACGAGTGGAACGCGTGTTCTCATACGTGTCCGGTTTGTGGGTTGCCGCTTGACCGGTCGGTTGATGTTTTGAGTGATGATTTTCCGGTTGGCGCTTGGCGTGTGCCGTTGGAGCAGGGTGGTGAAAACTCGTTGGCTAATCGGATTGTCGTTCATCGCAGGTGCGCGTAGTGCCGTAACGGGCTTCGCGCTTGTCGTCCCGTAATGGGGCTTTGCGGGGAGTGATGTTATGGGCAGGAAGACGAGTGATTCCGGTAATCAGGTTTTGGAGATTCCTGATGGGAAGTTGGGGCCTGATTTGCCTCCGGCTAACCAGATTTTCCCCAAGGGTGGGGAGTGGTTGCCGTTGGTAGCTCATTGGTATGAGGAGTATCGGCGTAGTCCGAATGCTTCGATGTTGCGTTCGGCTCCTTCCTGGATGGCTGTCCAGTTGGGTTTCGCGACGATCAATGAGATGCTTTCGACTCGTCGTTATGCGACGTTGATGCCGGTCGTGCGTCAGTTGTTTGACGAGTTGGGTTGGACTCCGGCTTCGATGCGTGCGTTGAAGTTCGATGTGCCGGAGGCTGACGACCATGCCGCTTCGGATGGTTCGAATCATGCTGTGATTCAGGATATCGATGCTTGGCGTCGCAAGATCGAGGCGGCTGGCTGACATGCATTTGATGATTCCTAACCTGACTTATGAGGATAGGCGTAGGAGTCTTGGACGTTTGGCGTTGTGGTGGGTTGAGACGTTCAGTCTCATAGGTCGCGGTGGTGCGACCGGTAAGCCTGTCACTCATAGTCCTGAGTATATCCAGTTCTATTTGAACGCCTATGCGTTGAAGCCGGATGGTCGGCGCAGGTTCAATCGTGTGAGCTTGTGGCGTCCGAAGGGTTGCAACAAGAGTGGCTTGGGTAATGATCTGGCCTTGTTCGAGGCTTTTGGCCCGTGTCGTTTCGACCATTGGGCTAAGCCGGGTGAGACGTATACGTTTCTTGGTCAGACTTACTATTATCTGCCGGGTGAGCCTGTTGGCCGTCCTGTCCAGCGTCCTGAGATTCTGTGTTTGGCTACGTCCGAGGACCAGTCGGGCAATATCTTCGATTCGATTTACTATAACTGCACTTCCGGCCCGTTGGCCCAGTTGCAGGGTTTCGGCATGGAGGTCACGAAGACCCGTATCGGCTTGCCGGAGGGTGGGGAGATTATTCCCACGACTTCCGGTGATGCGTCGAAGGATGGTGGTCTTGAGACTTTCGCGTTGATGGATGAGGTGCATCTGTATACGCTGCCGAAGCATCATTCGATGTATAAGACGGTTCAGCGTAATCTTCCGAAGCGTTCGTTGGATGCCGACCCTTGGGTGTTGGAGATGACGACGTATTTCCGTCCGGGTCAGAACAGTGTGGCGGAGAACACGTTGAAGATCGCGGAGGATATTCAGGCTGGCCGTTCCAAGCATTATAAGGGCTTGTATTTCGACTATCGGTATTCGACGCTTCCTATCGAGGATTTTCCTGATGAGAAGAAGCTTGAGCACGCGTTGTATGAGTCGTATGGTTCTGCCGCCCATTCGGATGATGGTAAGGATTACATCATTCTTCCTGATGGGCGTATCGAGGCCGTTGATGCCGATGGTTATTCGGTTGAGGGGTTCTCGCTTCGTGATGATGGTGTCGAGCCGGGGCCGTCGAAGGATGGTTGGGTTGACATTCATGGTCTGATGGGGCAGATTTACCAGCCTGATTCTGACCCGAATGATTCGATTCGTTATTATTTGAACTCTCGTGCGTCGAGTGAGGATTCGTGGCTTACGGAGCCTGCGATCCAGTCGCATTTGGCTTACAGGGATTTGTATGGCCGTGCTGTCGGCTCGTCGTCTCGTTTGGATGGGGTCTGGAAGGATTTCATTGACGAGGATGAGGAGATCACGCTTGGGTTCGATGGTTCGATTCGTAATGATTCGACCGCGTTGGTTGGTTGTCGCGTGTCCGATGGTTTGCTGTTTCTTATCAAGTTGCAGCAGCGGCCTGATAATGCGGACCCTGATTGGCGTGTTGACCGTGATGGTTTCGATGCCGCCGTGCGTCGTATGTTCGAGAATTACAATGTCATCGGCTGTTTCGCCGATGCGCATTTCTTCGAGTCGATGATTGGCGGCTGGGAGGCTGAGTATGGGCGTGGCATGAAGGTGTTCGCCCGTGGACAGTCTTCGATGATGAAGTTTTGGACGAATAACTGGTCGCAGGATATGTATCGTGCGTTGCAGTGCGCGCATTCGTCGTTTGAGTATGCTCCCGAGCCTGTTGAGGAGGGGGAGCCTGACCCGAATAATATTCTTTTGTGTGCCGACCCGCGTCTTGTGTCGCATTTCCGTAACGCGAAGCGGCGTGAGAAGAGTTGGGGCTATCAGATTCATAAGGAGACGCCTAAGAGTCCGCACAAGATCGATGCGTGCATGGCTGGCGTTTTGGCTTATGCGGCGCGTGAGAAGTATTTGGGCCAGTTCGAGGAGGATGGTCCGCAGCGGGTGATGCCGCAGCGGGTCTGGTGATTTTTGGAGTGTTCGTATGGCTTCCACATCTTCTAATATGCAAAGTCTTGTTACTGGTGATGACGAGCCTGATGGTGACGGTATGGCGTTGACGCGTCTTGCGACGCGTTTGCAGAATCGTATTCCTGACCTGTGTGTGTTGAAGACGTTTTATGACGGTCGCGAGACGGTTCCGTTGCAGTCCGTGCCGAAGGCGGCGACCACTACGGCCAGTGCCGTGTATAGGCGTTTTGTGGATATCTGCCCGTTGAATCTGGCCCATACGATTGCGGATGCGGTAATCACGTCGCAGCATCCTACCGGTTTTCGTCTTGTCGCCGATAAGACGATGCGGAGCACGGATGCGGATGACATGTGGGATAAATGCGGCATGGATGTCCGCGCGTTGAACATGTTCATGGACGCGTCGATCTACGGTGCCGCGTATGCGATGGTTCTCGGCAAGGAGAATCCTTCGTATATCCAACGATTGAGTCCGTGGAGCACGGTTGTGTCCGACGACAAGGATTCGGCTGTGGTGTATGGGTGGTCCGAGGAAGAGCAGATCGAACGGTTGACGTTGTATCGCATCGTCCGTAATGATGACGGTGAGATTCAGAGCATCTATTCGCGTACCGCGAAGCATGAGGTCAAGTCGCGCACACTGCCTTCCGATTCGGTCGATGACGAGGATACCGTGTATGACCTTGCCAACGACGATTCGAAGAAGCGCCCGGAGTTCGAGGCGCAGTTCGAGTGGGAGGGCCAGTCTTCCGGGGATGATTGGAGTTTCGCTGAGAAGTGCGGGTGTCTTCCTATCGTCCAGTTGACCACTCCTAACGGCAAGGGCCAGTTCGAGGCTTCCTTGAAGACGTTGAGGTCCATCGACCAGCAGCGTTTTCAACGGTTCTGCATTCAGGAGATGCAGGCGTTCAAGCAGCGTTGGGTGTCCGGCGACATGCCTGAGTATTACCAGAAGAGCGACCCTGCGGTCAAGGCCGGTAAGGCTCAGGCCGGTGACAAGATCGACTATTCGGAACTGTTCGAGATGGGTCCCGCCGCGTTGTGGCTGCTTCCCGCCGATGCGAAGATTGGCGAATCGTCCATTACGGATATCACGCCGATTGTGAATGCGGCCGCTTCCGATGTGAAGCTTCTGGCAGGTGCCACTGGCACTCCGTTGTCGATTCTTTCGCCTGATGTGGCTGGTTCCGCCGAGGGCGCGAAGCTGACGACCCGTATGCTGCGGTTGAAGGTCCGTGACATGAACATGAGGGCCAATGACGCTTTCGTGCTCCTATTGAAGATGGCGTTGACCGCTTCCGGCAGTAATGCGTCGGAGGAGCGTTTCGAGACGACTTGGGAGCCGTTGGAGCTTCCGTCCGAGTTGGAGCAGTGTCAGGCTGCGGCTCAGGTGAAGGGTGTTCTTCCTTTGAAGACCATCGCCCGTCGTTATCTGCATATGACCGAGACGGAGATCGCGGAGATGATTCAGGACGCCCAGGATACGAGTTTCCTGAATGCCATGGCGCAGCAGAACGCGGCTTTGGATTCGTCGGCGAAGCAGACTGATGCGACGATGAACGACTCGTATCTGGGTGACGGGTCCGGTTTGGATTCGTTCTCCACCGGCTCCGGTTTGGATTCGATGTCGTCCGATGGGTTGCCGTCAGATGATTCGTCCGACGTTATGGGGGTCTGATGGCCGATAGCGCGTTGGCTGCCGTTCAGGCGTTGGACGACCAGCGGGTGAAGCTGGTGGACGAGTTCGTCCGCAGGGCTTGGAACATGTGGCGTAGCCTGACTCCTTCCGACTGGTGGAATGATGCGGTGGCCGAGGGCGCGGCTGCTTATGTGACGCAGCAGCATATCGCGTTCGTGAAGGCGATGCGCCAGCAGGGCATCTCGTATGCGGATACGATGCTGCGTCTGGCCGGTGTGAACGGTTTGGGTGAGATTCCCCAATATGAGGTCGTCCGTGCGAATACGGACCCGTGGCAGGTCGCCATGAGGGTCGCCGACACGTATCGTACTCAGGCTGTGAAGAATCCTGAGATTCGACCGGCGACGTGGGATGAGATTCTGAAGGACGCCGACCAGTCCGCAGCCAACCATGTTAAGGCTTGGCTGATGTCCGCGAAAATCCAGTTGGAGAACAATGCGGTCACTGACGGGTATGTGACGCAGAATCGTGCCATCCAGTCGCGTTACAGGAGTTCCGGTGTCGAACGTTACAGGCGTGTCATCCATCCTGAATTGTCGAAGACGGGTTCCTGTGGCCTGTGCGTCGTAGCCGCCACGAACACGTTCACGAGGGCTGATTTGATGCCCATGCACAATCGTTGCAAATGTACGGTGGCTCCAATCGTCGGTTCGAACGACCCCGGGTTGAAATTGAACTCGGATGATCTGATGACGATTTACAAGGCCGCTGGCAAAACGGCTGGCCGTGATTATTCCACGAACGCGACGGATTTGACGAAGCTTCGCGTGAAGGTCGTCAATAATAGCGAGCTTGGGCCTGTGCTGCTTCGCAAGGATGCTCCGGTGAACTCGAATGCGCCGGAATGGCGTTTGCCCGACATGAAGATGACCCACGCCCAGATGGAGCGCATGTTCGCCCGTGCGACCGAGTTCAACGCCCGATACAAGGAATTGCTGAATGGCGACAAGGATTCGGTTCAATTCCGTTTCGATGGGCGTTCGTATGAGTTCAAAAAGACAGTCCACACTAAACAGGCTTGGCAGTATGTGAGCAGCCTGTTGGCTTATTCTCGCGGTTTTTTGGGACTGGCCGCTTAAGTATTAAGGAGATTGGGTCTTATGGCCTCTCAGGATAATGAAGTCGAATCCGAAAAGGACAAGACTGTTGGACAGGCCGGAACGGTCGAGGATTCCGTGAAGGATGCTCAGACCACTCCGGTTGACGAACCCGCCGTCGAGCATGACGCTCCGGCTGATGATAAGGGTTCCGATGATTCTTCCAAGCCGTCCGATAATGACGAGCTTGCCAAATGGAAGGCTATGAGCCGTAAGAACGAGGACCGTGCTTCGGCCAACTATAAGGCTTTCCAGTCCGCTGATGCGGAGCTTAAGGCTGCGAAGACGCAGATTGCGCGTCTTGAGGTCAAGGCGAAGTATCCGCAGATCACGGACGCTGTTCTTTCCGACCTCTGCCCCGCAACGGAGCCGGAGGCCATCGCGTCGTGGGCTGAGAAGTATGCGGCGTACAACCCGATTGACACTTCCAAGGTGGAGAGGAAACCGCAGCAGACTGAGGATGCTTTGGCCCGCAAGGTAGCCATGCAGGCCGAGTTCCCGTCCGGCACCTCGCATCCGAAACGTCAGCCGGGCGACGCTTACAAGCGTGTGATGGAACGTCAGAAGGCACGTAAGCGCAGCAAGTAGTTTCCTACTGATTCTTTGAAAGGATTGAGCGTATGACTCAAGAGATGGTTCATTCCTCCGGTATCGTCACCGTTGAGGAGGACAATTCCTGGCGTTATGGCGAGAAGAACACCAATGATTCGGTGTCCGTCACCATCGTGCCTGAATTGTTCAAGACCGCAGACAACAAGTATCTGACCGGTGTGGGACCGAAGGCCACGACCGTTTACATCCGTTCCGGCATTCCGCTGGCGAAGATCACTTCCGGCGCGAACGTCGGCTCGTATGGTCCGTATGACAAGCAGGCCACCGATGGACGTCAGACCAAGATCGCCGGTCTGCTTGAATCCATGGTGTCCGTGAACATCAACCTGTCCGGCTGGGATGTGGACGACCCGACCGTGGGCATGACCTATCGTGGCGACATCGTGGCCTCGAATCTTCCGGTGAAGCCGGAGGGTGGTGCCGTGTGGGGCGGCGAGTTCTACGACGTTGAGGATGACGTTGTGAAGCCGTTGTCCGCTTCGGCCGGCGCGGCTGGCACTCCGGGTCCGGCTGGCAAGGATGGTGCGACCATCACCAAGATCGAATTGACTCAGGACCCGTCGTCCAAGGCCATCACCGCTGGCAAGGCCACTTTGTCCAACGGACAGACCGTGAACATCACGATTTCCTGATTGACGGTCTTTTTACTTCTAAACATTTTGTGAAACCCACCCATCGCGGTGGGTTTTTGCGTATCTAAGGAGTTTTTCTTGGCTATTGACAAGACCATCATCCCGCCGTCCGAGGCGACCGAGGTCGCTCAGGCGGGACATGATTACGTGAACGGCATCCTGCCGTTGTCGAATATTTTCCCGGTCACTTCCAATGATGGTGATTGGACCGCTTCTTGGACCCCGGTCATTCCGAAGTCGAAGACCCGTGCGATGAAGCATCGTGCGTTGGATGCCGAGATCGGGCATACCAAGTCCGAGACCTCGACCGCCGAGATTCATGCCGGCCTGTTGCCGTTGTCCGGTATGGACCATATCTCCGAGCGTGATATCGCCAAGCATCAGGACGATACCGCCTATATCCACGATCAGGCCGAGGCGAAGTTCGAGGCTTTGGGCCAGCAGGCCGGTGTGACCGAGGAGTTGGAGCGTTTGCAGTGCTTGGTGACCGGCAAGGTGGTCATCAAGGAGAACGGCGTCAATGTGACATACTCGTTCCGGCGTCCGAGCAACCAGCAGAATGTGAAACCTACCACCACTTGGGATAACGACAAGTCGAACCCGTGCGACGACATCGAAGCCTGGGTGAAGATCATGCGCAAGGCTTACGGTCGTAAGCCGCACGCCGTCGCCACCACCGGTGCGGTCATCGATGCCATGCGTACCAACGAGTTCTTCCGTACTCAGGTGTCCGGCATGGATTTGGAGCATTCGAAGACCAAGCTGTCCCGTCAGGATGTGTTGGACGTGCTTCGTGCGCAGTCCGGCATCACTGACGTGCTTCTGGTCGATGAGGCTTACGAGGATTTGAAGCTCGACAACACCTTCGACATGGATGCCGATGTTTCCACCGCGTTCCCGGACAAGACCTTCATCCTGCTTCCGTCGTTCAACGATTCGTCTCTTGGCGCTACCCTGTCCGGTCCTACCGCAGAGGCCCAGAACTCCGAGTACGAGATCAACAAGAGCGTGAACGATGGTCTTATCGGCGCTATGTTGTCGCATCAGGCTCCGTTGAACTACGACATTTGGGTCAACGGCAATTATCTGCCGATTCTGAAGGAGGCCGTCTCGACCTTCAAGGCGGACGTGCTGGGCGAGTAGCCCTCTTGAAGCTTAGGGGGTTTCGCTGATGTCGAATGGTGTTACCGATGCCGTCGATTGGGTGGAATGCTTGGAGCTTCATTGCCTTCCCGACGCCGACGTGTTGAAACGGTATCCGAACGCTTGGCTCACGTACATGTGCCATCGTGCGGAGACCGTGGCGTCCACTTCGAGCACGAACTGCTTGCCACGGTTGAAGTCCGGCGATCTTGACCTTGAGGATTACGAGTTCGTCATCTGTTCTATGGTGTGGCGTGTCATCCGCTATTCGGATATCAAGACCGAATCGAACGGCACGTACCAGTTCACGCGTTTCGACCCGCAGGACAATCCGCCCGGCAAGGATGCGTCGCCGAATCTGTATCTGTCGAAAAGGGAGAAGCAGATTCTTGACGGCTATGCGAATGGGCGCGGTCCTATCGGCACCGTTGGCGTCGGTGTGAACCGTATCTATGGAATGTGATGCCTATGTCTCGTGAAACATGGGATTTGGGGCATCCTTACGATAAGTCCGGTTCCGATGCCGTTGTGGAGCATCCTTACAAGGATGTCACGGTTCCTTGGGTGAAGCCTGATTCGATTCTGTATCGGGACAAGGTGATCGTCGTGTTGTACACGGTCCGTCGTGGGCCTCATGGCACGACGTATGTGCCCGGCAAGGCTTACTGGTGCTGGTGTTCCATCGAAGGCCGCGAGCAGCAGGCTGGCATGTTTTCCATTTCCGGTGCCGAGGATAAGTCGCCGCAGACTTGGGGCGGTTTGCGTGAGGTCACGCCGTCTCAGGTCGCTGCCGTGGAATGGCATGGCGATATCCATACGGAGGTCTGGTATCAGGGCGACTGCTACGACGTTGACGGCGCTCCGACGTTCCGTCAGCATGGCGAGGTTCCACACTATGAGATGCATATTCGGCGTAACGCCGACTATTCGCAGATTCCTGTGGGGTTGCGTCCGAAGCCTCCTGAACCGGACCCTGACGACCATGTGTGGGGTGAGGCCGATGGCAAGAGTTTTCATTGACCGTGATCTGAGTACGAAGGTGGCCGAATGGTTCGGTCCGCAGGCCACGTCGGAGAAGGCCGACGAGGTGCTTGCCGATGCGAGGATGCTTGCGACCGTGCGCGCCGAGGGCCGCGACCCGGGTATTCCGGTCGCGAAGGACCTGAGTCTTGAGAAGCGTTACCACGGCATCGACACCGACGTGTGCCTTGACGTGGAGGGGCGTGACGGGTCGAACGTGGCCGTCGAACACGAGTGGGGCGCATGGAACGTGCAGCGCCGCCATTGGGTTGAGGGCCATCATGTGATGCGTGACGCGGCCCGTATGAACGGTGGTGTCTGATGCCGCTGATTCAGCCTGATTACGAGCGTTACCCGCAGGAGCGTCCGATGGTTGACTTCGATTCGCTCGTGTACACGCTCCTGACAGCCGGTTTCACGGACAATGCGGATTGGCCTGACGTGCATGTGCTCAACGAGGTCGATGTGGATGTCGATGCGTGGGCCTCGTTCTCGAACGTCGTGTTGTTCCATTCGAACGCTCCGACCATGGCTACCGGCAATCATTCGACCGGCGTGTGGGATTGCGATATCGACATCATCGTCGCCACGAACGACGCCGACCGCTCTTTCGGCTTGGCGCAGGAAGTGTACCAGCAGATCATGCAGTGGCCGCGTTACGGACGTACCGATTATGGCCGTGTGATTCGGATTGTCGGCAATCCCGGTTTTGGCAAGAGCGCCGGTGGCAAGCAGGCCACGGGCAAGAAGGTGAAGCAGTATTCCGCTTCCTCGTTCACCGTCCGCGCGGAGGATTCGCTTCGCGTTGGATGATTTTCCGTTTTTTCGTTTTCAAGCCTCGCCTCGTGCGGGGCTTTTTTGTAAGGAGATATGAGATGGCGTTTAATGACGACGCTACTTTGATTGCCACTTACGGCACTTTGTTCTACGCTCCGGTCGGAACCGCTCTTCCGGCTTCCGGCGCTAAGGAGTTCCGTTTGAACTCGGACACCATTCCAGCGGGCAGTGGTGGTGGCACTTGGAAGAATCTGGGGCATACTTCCGCCGACAACAAGATTTCGTTCTCGTTCGACGGCGGCGACGCGACCACGCATAGTTCGTGGGCACGTAAGAACCTGCGCACCACTTACGCCGATTCGACCTGCACCATCACCGCGAAGTCGTTGCAGTTGGATGGCGACACTCTGAAGCTGATCTACAACGGCACCGACGAGGAAGGCGGCGTCGGCGTGGACATCACCAAGAAGCCGCAGACGTTCAGCCTGTTCCTGTTGGCTCAGGAGTCCGCCGATGATGATTCGGACATCCGTTTCGGCGCTTTGTTCCGCAAGGTTTCCGTGACCTTCGATGGCGGTCCTGATTTCTCTGGCGATGATTTCGTTGAGCAGGGCATGACCGGCGAGGTCGAGTCCGTCGCCGGCAAGAAGCCGATTGTGTTCTTCGAGGCTTCGAAGATGAAGCAGTCCTGATCGAGGCTGTTTCCTCTTCGCTCTGACGCCGGACCCCCTGTTTCTCCTATCCGGGGGTTCCGGTCTTTTCCCGTTATTCGTTGACGGAAGATAGGAGATTTTCAATGCTTTCAGATAGGAGAAAACATGGTTGACAAGACCGTTGAAGAGAATACCGCCGCCGAGTCCGATGATTTCCGTATCCCAGAAACTTGGGCGGAACTGTGCGAGAACGAGCCGCTGTTCTCGCTTCTGCCGCCCCTGGCTCCTGCTGAACGCCTCTCGTTCAAGCAGGCCGCACAACTGCGCAAACTGTCCAGCATGGCCGGTTTCACGCTCAACTCCGACCTCAACGGCCCCGAAGCCAAGTCCCTGGACGACATCGAGGCGAAGATCGACGAGCGTATGGAGTTCGTCGGCACGGCTTTGGATTGGGTCAAGTCGCTGACCGACGAGCCGGACAAGGTTGACGAGTGGACGACCGGCATCGGATTGGATGAACTGTTCTGGCTCATCGAGGCGATTCTCATGTTCTACACGGACCAACTGGGAAAATCGATCGCTTCGAAGCGCAAGTCCGCGTCCACCCGGTCGAACTGACTTCCGACTTCCAACGTTTCTATGGTCTGGACATAACCGGCGCGAGGATGAATCCCACTCGCGCCGAACGTCTCGCGGCGGGGCTGATGGCAATGCCTGACAGCCTGTACAGGGCGCGGATATTGGAGGACGAGCCTCCAACCACGTCCGATGAATCCAAGACAGACAAGCCGACCGTACTGCCATGGCTTGGGTGGGATTCGAAGACGATGGTCGCCGTTGAGGTTCGCAACATGATGAACGCGGTGATTACCGCGAAATACGGGGGCAAGAATGCCAAACCGCATCCACTGCTCCCTCCCGGCGCTGACAAGGAGCCGCCTCGCCGGGAGAACGAAGGTACAGCGGAGAACTTCGAACGCATGTTCACGAAGTTCCACATGACCTGATTCTGAACAAACCCCCACATTCCCGTGGGGGTTTTCTATTTCCGTCTTTCTTTCTGGGGGTTGCCTATGGCTGGCGAGCATCGCGCCGGTACGGTCGTCGTTCGTGTCACTGCGGATACGAAGGGTTTCCGCCGTCAGGTCGAGGAGGCCGCACGCGGCATAAACGACCTCGACGTGAACGCGGTATTCGAACCTGACACCGCCCAGCTTGAACGCGCCTACCGCGAATGGAACGGCAAGAACGCCTCCATACAGTTCAATTTCAAACCCAATACGAAGAACATCGACCCGTGGATGAAACGGTTCGAACAGCAGGAGGAGCGCCTTCGTCGCGGACTCTCGCTCAAACCGGACTTCGATTCGTCCAAATTGAGCCGGGGCCTGTCCGAGTTCAATTCCCGCACAAACACGGCCCTCCGTGGCAACGGACTGTTGAACTCGAAGCTGATCGAAAAGAACCTCGACCAGACGGTCAGGGCGTTCGACGCCAAAGGCCGCGAGATGGCCGACACATCCTTCTTCAAGAAGTCGGCCCTCCAAAAAACTGAACAGCTTTCGTTCGCTACCGGCCTCGACAAGACCGTGGACGAATACCGCGAGAAGAAGATGGACCTGTACCAGCAGGTCCGTGGACTCATCAAAGGCAACGAACATCTCTCCAACGAGCAGATACGCCAATTCGAGAAACTGTCCAACCGAATCGTCAAGACCCGAAACGACATTCGCGGACTGAAAGGCGATCTCGCCAAGGCCACCCGCGAAGTCGAACGCCTCGACGCGCAACGCCTTGAGATGAAGACGCAGAAGCTCCCGACATCCGACCTGTGGAAGCAGGAGCGAGAAGCCGCCGAGCAGGTCACTGCGGTCAACAAGGCGCTCGCTGGTCAGGAGAAGGAGCTTGGCAGGCTGCGTAAGGCGCAGTCGTCGCTTATCGATATCGCGTCCGATGGTGATGCGAAGCGTGTATCGAAGATGACCCGTCAGGTGCGTGCCCTTGAGGAGAGCATCGTCACCGCTGGCAATTCGCTGTCGAACTTCTCCAAGGCCCGTGACACGGCTTTGGGACTGCATCAGAAGCAGGAGACGTATGCCGACTGGTTCAAGGGCCAGCAGGCCGCGTCGTCGCGTTTCGCGAAGGAGATCGAGGCGCAGCAGGCCGAGATGTCCCGCGAGTCGAAGAAGGCTAGGGACGAGTGGTCCCGTCCGGTTGACTCCACGGCCATCGCCCGCGAGCAGTTCGCGGAGTCGCGGCGTGAGGCCGAGAACCTTATCGACACGTATCGTGGCGTGCGCAAGGAGCTTGAGTCCGACGTGTCCGCCATGAAGCGGAACAACCGGAACTGGTTCGACCTTGACGAGTACAAGCGTACCGTCAAGATGCTTGGCGAGATCGATGACCGTATCGAGAAGCTGAAGAAGAGTCCGGTCACGAAGGCGACCCGTCTTGAGGGTTCCGATTTCCAGAAGCGTCTCGCCGACCTGTATTCGAGGAACGGCGTCCGTAACCGTCAGGATATCCGTCTGCGGTTCGTCGCTGAGAATCTGCGTGAGGTCAAGTCGAAGATCGAGGCGTTCAAGCGTCGCGGCGTCGATGTTCCGGTCACGTTGAAGGCCGAATTGCGGGAGATGTACCGGCAGCTGGCCTATTACCAGCGTCTTCTGAAGGATAATTCGAAGGCGCGGGTGAAGGTCGATGTCGAAGGTGATTTCGCCCGTCTGAACCGTGATATCGAACGGTTCGAGTCGCAGCGTGTGAAGGTCGAGTTCTACGAGGATGGCGCGGAAGAGATTCGCCGCACCATGCGGGAGCTTGAGCATAAGAGGCTTGATGTTCCGGTCACGTTGAAGGCGGAGTATTCGCATGTCGAAGCGGAGATGCGCCGGTATGCGGAGGCGTTGAAGGTTAATCCCGATGCGGAGATTCCGGCGAAGCTCCATATCGACAAGAAGCACGCCGAGGAGGAGCTGAAGAGGTTCCAAGAAAAGAACGACACCCTTGATATGGATGTCGATCTTGAGACCGCTTTGGCCCGCGCCCATCTCGCTTACTTCACGAGACCGCGCACGATTGACATTTTCGCGGAGTTCAAGGGCACTGATTTCGGCAAGATCATGAAGGGCATGACCACCGGTGCCACGGGCATCCGTGGCGTTCAGAACCAGTGGCAGAAGCTCGTGAACGTGTTCGACAAGTTCGATGAGGTCGTGCCGAAGTGGAGCATGTTGGGCGCTATCTTCACGTCCGTTGGTGCGGGCGCGTTGAACTTGGCTCGTACCGCTGGCAGTGCTGGCGCGTCTCTTGTGACTATGAGCAAGGCGGCTTTGGCTGCCCCGGGCGCTTTGTTGGGTGTTTCCGCCGCTTTCGGTGCCGGTTATGTGGCTGTCAGTAATTACGCGGATTACGTTGATGTGGCGTCCACGAAGTTGGGTGGCTTGCAGAAGAAGCTGTCCGACTCGTTCTGGTCTGAGGCGAAAACGCCGGTCATCGACATGATGAACGCCTTGGGTGGCAACGGGTTCGTTGACGGCATGGAGAAAGTTTCTTCCGCCGAAGGCAAGATAGCCGCGAACGCCGCGAAGATAATCGCTCAAGGCGAATATGTGTCCCGTATCAATTCGATTCTGGGCAACACTGTCAAGGGCGTTAAGTCTTTGAATCCTGGCGTTCAGGATGTCACGAAGAGCGTCATCCGATTGGGTGACATGACCAGCTCGTATCTGCCGCGCATGGCTAACTATGTGAGCCGTAACGCGGCTGGAATGGCCCAGTGGGTTGACGAGGCGGAGAAGTCCGGCAAGGTCACTCAGGCTATGGAGAAGGCCATCGAACAAGGTGGCTATCTCATGTCCAGCGTGAAGTCCCTTGGTGGTATTCTCAATGGCACGTTCGGCACGTTGGCCGAGGGTGAGAATGGTATCGAGAAGTTCTCTTCTCAGTTGCAGCGTGCCGACAAGGCTGTGAACGGTGTGAGATTCCAGTCCACGATCAAGGCGTGGGCTGATGGCGCGAAGGATGCTTCGAGCCTGTTTCATGATTCGTTCCGTGAGATTGGCGATGCGGCTTATAGTCTGCGTGATACAACGAAGCAGGTGTTTGTGGATGCCGGTTCGATGGTTTCCACCGGTATCGGTTCCGTGAGCAGTATGCTTGGCAAGTCGAAGACTGGTATCGCTGATTTCAGTGATGGCGTGTCCGAAGGCTTCCAGAAGCTGTTCCGTTCGATTGATTCCGCCCAGCCGATGTTCGACAGTCTGTTGTCGATGGTTGGCGAATTGTCTGATACGTTCGGTGGCACGTTGGCGAACACGTTGAAGTCGGCTGCTCCGACGATCAAGGTGTTGGCCGATGGCGCTTCCACCATGGCACAGGCTTTCGGCAAGCTGCCTGCGCCCGTTCAGGCGATGGTCGGCATGTATGCGACGTTCGGCAAGGCCGGCATCAGCGCTTACAATTCGTTGAAGCGTGGCATGTTGCAGAACATCGAATCCACGTTGCAGTATCGGAAGACTTTGAGCCAGTTGGGCATCACCTCGCAGGAGACTGCGATCAGTATGAGCGAGCTGGTTCGGGCGATGGCTCGTTTGAAGTCCGGTCAGACGGCTGGCGTGCTGACCGGCGAGGTTTCGAATATCCGCCAGATGGGAGCCGCAGCCGACGAGACCACTGCGAAACTGAATCGCATGAATCGCGCGCAGGCTGGCGGTTCCGCCGCCACTGGCGTTGCCGCTGGCGCTGGTTCCACCGGCTTGGTTCGTGGCGTCGGCGAGGCGGCTGAAGGCGTCGCCCGCAAGACCGGTTTGCTGAAGACCGCCTTGAGTGGCGTGGTCGATTTCCTTGGCGGGCCTGTCGGCATCGCCATCGGCGGCGCGACCACGGCGTTGAGTCTGGCCGGCAGTGCGATCAGCTCGTACAATGATGCCGCCGCGCACACGCAGACGGTGAACCGGACCGTCGCCGACTCGTTCAAGAACGTTCAAAACGGTGCGGCGGACGCTTCCACGGCTGTTTCCAAGGCCAAGAAGACCGTTTCGAAGAATTGGACCGACAAGGATTACGGTTGGAAGCTTCCGAACGGCAATGCCATCGAGAAGGGTCTTAGCGGCATCACGAAGTGGGTCAGCCCGTTCAAGGATTCGTCCAAGGCGGCTGACGCTCTCGGCATCAGCGTCAAACAATTGAATTCCGCCGCGACCGGAACGAACGACGCCTATGACAAGATGCATCAGAAGCTTGAGGACATCAAGAACGACCAGCAGTGGGTCATGGGCGCGAACGGCCAGATGGTGAACGCCAACGAACAGCAGGCCGAAGCCGCCGAACGTCTGCTCGGCGTACTCGAAGACTCCCACACCGAATGGGTAAAAGGCATGAAAGTGGCGTCCGATTGGATTGGCAGCGCCGATAGCGTCGCCAACGTTTCGGCATTGGCCTCCGACAAGCTCAACCTGCTGTCCGAATCCCTCGCAGCCAACAACTACGAACTGGAAGGCAACAGCAAAAACGCCCAGGCCAACCGCAAGATGATGGCCGATTACGCGAACAGCGCTTTACTGGCCGCGAAGAACATCATCTACGCGGGCAACGGCAGCGCCGAAGCGAACCAGAAAGCCAAGAACGCCGTCTATTCCGCCCGTCAGGAAATCATTCAGATGGCCGAACAGTGCGGCATGTCAGCCGACGCCGCAGCCGCGCTCGCCGACCAGATGGGGCTTATTCCCGATAACGTGTCCACGAAGTTCGATCTGACGAACATGGATTCGGTGAAGGCTCAGGTTCAGGATTATATCGACCAGCTTGAGTTGACCAAAGGTCAGAAGGAAATCATTCTTGATCTCGTCCAGAAGGGTGACATAACGAGTTTCGATCAGTTGGCCGGTGCCGTGAAGGCGCTCATGGGTGGTGCGAGCGAAAAGGATTTGATGATTCTTCTTGACGCTTAGGATAACGCTTCGGATAAGATCAAGAACGCTACGGCTTTGGCTAAGGGGTTCGGTCTGACGAAGGCTGAGATCAATATCCTCGCCAAGGATGAGGCTGGCCCGAAGTTGGATGCCGTCAAGCAGAAGCTTCGTGACAGTGGGTTGACCGACGCTCAGATTCAGATTCTCATCGATGCTTTGGATAAGACGCAATCCGGTGTTGATAGTGCGAAGAATAATCTGTATACCGTCGAGCAGACGCCTGTGGATGTTCCTATTACGGCAGCTGATAATACGCAGGGCGGTGTCGATAGCGCGCAGTTTTCGGTGAACAGTGTCCGTCAGGGTGCTCCAACGCTGATCGACGCTGTTGATAGGGCTAGTATTATAGCGCAGATAGCGAATGGCAATATTGAGAATGTGCCTCGTAATTGGCCTACGCTTTTCGCTGGTATTGGCAATACGTCTGCTGTGGCGGTTGATGCGAAAAACCAGATTGTCTCCGTGCCTACATGGTGGGGAAGTCGTCTTGACGCTTCCACGACCGGATATGATGATATTGCAGGTCTCGCTAGGCAGTGGAACAGCATTCAAAGCAAGAGTGTGACGCTTGATGCGTCTGTTGTTGCTAGGGGTATTGCGAATGCTGGTAAGGCTACTGGTGGTCGTATCAGCGGGCCGGGTACTGGCACGTCTGATTCGATTCCCATGTGGCTGTCGAATGGCGAGCATGTTATCAGGGCTGCTTCCGCGAGCAAGCTTGACCGCACTGTCGGCCCGAATTTCCTGAACGTGTTGAACGCTACCGGCGATCTGGACAGGGCGGTGTCGCAGGCCCGCACGTCGTATGCGCGTAGTGCGGTTGATATGAGTCGTAGCGCGTATGCGGCTGGCGGGCGTGTGGAGAAGATGATGTCCGGCTTGTATGAGGTCAACGTTCAGGTTCCTGATTCGAGTCGTGAACTTGTCTCCGCCGTGAACGAGCTACGTCGTGAGGTTGCGGACTTCCGTGACGGTATCGGCGGTGAGATCAGCCGTAACAGCAGTCCTTGGCCGAGCAAGCGTGATTTCGTCCGTGATGTATTGGAGGCCAGCCGTGGCAGGTGAGCTTGCGTATGTGAGTGGTCTGACCGGTAAACGGTTCGACGTGTCGGATTATGAGACCGTTGATTTCGAGGGCGCGTTGGAGTTGCGTGGCCGTGAATGGGATTACACGGTGCGTAACGGCGGGTTGACTGGCGTTTCGAGGAAACGTCGGGAGATTTCCGTTGACGTGCATTATGGTGATGCGGCTGCGTTCGACTCGTTCATGCGGGCTGTTGACGCTGATCTGGCCGTAGGCAAGCCGGGACGGTTGGAGGCGGTGAATGGTGCGGGGGAGGTTTGGACTCAATCGTGTTATGCGGTGAAGTCCGAAGCTTCCTCGCATCCTGGTTCCTCCGACCCGGTGTGCGCGCTTTCGTTCGTCTTGTTGGACGGCGTGTGGCGGCATGATGCCGGTACTGTGTCGTATCAGCCTGTTTCCGGGTCTGCGTTGTCTGGCTTGGATTTGCCGACCGACATGGGTTATGATCTGGCTGTTTCGCGTCCGTCATGCATGGTGTCTAATCGTATGCGTGTTCCGATGCCGTTTCGTCTGGTCATATATGGGGCTGTTTCGAATCCGTCGTTGACGATTGGCGGGAACGTGTACCGGTTGAATGGTGATGTTCCCGCTGGCGCTTACGTGGCGGTTGATTCGTTGAAGAAGTCGATCATGCTGCATGGTGCGGATGGTTCTCTGCGGAATGTGTTTTCGTGGGGTGTGCGCGGTTCCGGTTTGAATCGTGGACAGTATGTTTTCCAACCTATTCCGGCTGGTTCGAGCGTGGTCGAGTTGGGTTCCGGTTTCGGTTTTGATCTTACGGTCGTCGAGGAGAATGGGGACCCGACTTGGTTGATTTGATTTGCGCTGACGAGAATGGCGTGCCGTTCCATGCGGTTTCGGATTGCTTGTTTGACTGCGCGTGGGGGTCGGGTGAGAATGATTTCGAACTGACGTTGTATGACGGTACCGTGTTGCCTGACCGTGGTCTTGTCTATGTTGACGGGACCGAGGTTGGCGGCATCGTCGATCATATGAAGGATGAACTGTCGGATGGCGTGAGTGTGGTCACGTATTCCGGTCGGAGTTGGCATGGCATGTTGGCCGGTAAGGTGTTACAGCCTGATTCGGGGCAGGATTATCTGAAGGTGTCCGGCCCCGTGAATCAGGTGTTGTCGAACCTGTTGGCCCGTATTGGCTTGTCTGACGTGTTCAAGGTTCGCGCGGATTCCACGAAGACGATTCCAACGTTCCAGTTCGACCGGTATTGCACCGCATATGACGGCATCCGCCGAATGCTGGCCGCGAATGATCTGAAACTCATGTTCCAGGAGGTTGACGGCACGGTATGGATGTATGCCCAGCCGATTGTCGCCCATGATGATACGGTCGATTCCGATCTGGTTGATTTTTCCATCACGAAGGATTACCGTCGCACCAACCATATGATCGGCTTGGGCAAGGGTGATTTGAGAAATCGTCTTGTCGTCCACTATTATGCGGATGGTTCCGGCAAGGTGTCCAAGACTCGCACGTTCGGTGGTCGTGACGAGATCGCCGCAGTCTATGATTATTCGTCCGCCGAGAAGGACGAGTTGGACAAGCAGACGAAGAAGCAGTTGCAGGATTTGCAGGGCGCTGGCGCTGTCGATGTGACCGCGCATGACGGCTTGTCTTTGGATGTGGGCGATAGGGTCGCGGGCTGCGATCATGTGACTGGTCTGACGGTTATTGCCGTCGTGTTGAAGAAGATCGTGAAACTGTCTGGCGGCTTGCTGTCCGTATCGTATGAGGTTGGCGACGCTGCTTCCTCGAAGACGGAATATTCGAATTACACGAGTTCCTCTTCCTCTTCCTCTTCGGGTTCGGCTGGCGGCGTGTCTTTGACGGCTGGCCGTGGCCTGTCGATTTCAGGCGGCACGATCAACGCGGAGGTCGCTTCCGAGGATTTGGATGCCGTCAGGCAGGTCGCCGAGTCGGCGGACAGGACGGCTTCCGGTTTCGCGGCGCAGATCGGCAAGGCGAATCAGACCGCCGAGGATGCGAGGAACGTCGCCGATGCGGCCAAGACCGTGGCCGATAGCACCAAGTCGGGCATGATGACCGATGGCGAGCGGTCGAAGCTCGCTTCGGTCGAACGGGGCGCGAACGCCTACACTCTGCCGGAGGCGTCCACGGACGTGTTGGGTGGCGTGAGGGTGGATGGTTCCTCGATCGTGAGCGTGGATGGTGTCATCAGCGCGCATGTCGGCGACGGCGGTTCCGGGAAGGCCGTGTTCCCGGTCGGCTATGTGGTGATGAACACGACGGGTATCGACCCTTCCGTTGATTTCGGCGGCACGTGGAGGCAGTTGCCTTCGCTTGGCTGTTTCACTTTTGAAAGGATTGGCTAGTGAAGTCTGACGGTTACTCGAAGTACGTGTGCGATAAGTGCGGCAAGACCGCTTATGTCGCCGCTGGCGATACGGAGGCGCGTGAATGGTTCACTGTGCGCCGCTATTCGGCTGGCAAGGCGACCCGCATCGCGGATGATGTGGCGCCCGACATCTACGAATTGTGTTCCAAATGCAATACGTCGTTCATGACGTTCATGCAGCAGGATGATGAAGCGTTTGAAGCATGGTTGAAGGAGGTTGAACAATGACCATCGAACTGGTTGACGGCAAGGCCGGAACCGCGCATATCAGCAGCGAGGACAAGGCGATCATCCATCAGGCCAAGTTTTCGAAGTCCGACGTGGTTTACGACTGGGGCGACGCATTCAAGTGTGACATGAGTTCGTCCAACAGGGCGACGGTCGGCACCGGCTGCGCGTCGATACAAGGTTTGGACTGGCATATCACGTCGGCGGAATCGGTGACGATCTCCAACGGGTCACAGGGCATGAAACGCAATGACATCATCTGCGCGCATTATCATCGAGATTCCAAGACCGGTAATGAGAATGTGGAATTGACCGTGTTGAAGGGTTCGCCGAATGCGGCTGCCGCCGCTGACCCGAAGGTTCCGTCAGGGAAGATATTGTCCGGCGCGGTTGACGCGTACATGCCGTTGTGGCGTATCCCGCTTGACGGCATCACGGTCGGCACGCCGGTACGCCTGTTCACGCCGAGGGGGGCTTTGTGGGATTCCGTAACCCTGTACCAGGATTCCAATTGGATCATCATGCGTAACGGCAGGATGATTTTGATCAAGTTCAGTGGGAAAATCGGTTCGGGCAGTTGGGATGCTGTTGAATGTCCGGTAAAGCTCGCGTCCTGGTATCGTCCCATCGTTGACTTGTCGACTGTCTGCCTTGTATTAAATGGGCAAACGTCGCGAAGCCTCACGGCCAGAGCTGATGGAACTATCCGAGTGGCGAACATGGGAAACGTTGGCAGCAATCAGGATTGCGTCGGCACGCTCTGCTATCCGATCCCATGAGGATAGTTTTCCGTAACCCTCCCATTTGGCAACGGCAACGGCAACAGTAATGGCGGAATATACCCAATCGGTAAGGTATCTAGCCCAAATGCGATCAAGTCCTTGAATGGCAGAGCTACACTGTCGTCCGGAACGACAGTGGCGATTCCATTCATCCACCCGTCATACCTGCAACGTTCGGTCCAAGTATCGATTGCACCTGATGGGACAGTCAATCTGCTCGTTGGTCCTGAAATTACTGTCACAGGTGGAATCGTGGAAATCCATTTTTAATAGCATTCCGTAACCCAGACGTGCCAATTGCAATGGCAGTCCACCGGCTCGTTCGTTCCGTTTGCTTATGGCGCTTCGAACACCATCACGGTCAGGGATGGTTTGATTTTCGTGGACCTGTCTTCGTTCCGAAGCACCGTGAACGTCGGCAACTTCACTGTCTGGATGTTCAAATCGGGCGTGAAACCCTCTAAAACGGTCGGTTTGGGGTGCGTCGCGAACGTGCACGGCACCACGTACGGCAAACAGGCGAACTGGAACACTGACGGGTCGGTGACGCTTATCGGAGGCGTTGGTTCGTCCGATATCGTCCAATGCTTCCCGAGGATTATTCCGGTGCCCGATGGTGTGGAATTCGTCTAGGCCGCCATCCAACAGCCGTGCGCCGTGGAGTAAGCGGATTTCGGGTCGCCAAGCATCTGCACCTTCCCGTCACGCTCGACAAGCAAGCTGAAACCGCAGGACGGAAACGCGATGATGCTCATGTCGGCAAGCGGACGGAACGCTTCTGGGATGGTCTCATTCGCCGTCGAGTAGTTCTGCTGTCCACTGCCGGTGAACTTGACGTTGCCGTTGATCGTGACGATGCGACCGACGCGACACAGAGTGAGGCTGTCGTTCGTATACGGCGGCTTCCATTGCTGGGTTACGGAAAGCTATCAGCATGTCAATATGAGCCGCTGCCAAGCCTTCTGCATATCCCTGAGCACGCTCAGATCAGGCTTCAAATAATATCTGGCCGTGGTTTGGATGTCGGAGTGTCCGAGCTGTCGCGCGACCACGCTGATGTCGGTTCCGGCCTTGATCGCCAACGTGCCGAACGTGTGACGCAGGTTGCGTGGAGGCACGCAGGGCAGTTTCATGCGCCTGCACCAACTGCGGTAGTGGTTCGCCACTTGGTTCGCGTTCAGACTGCCGACCAGTCGGCCGGTCTTCGTGCCGTGGCGTAGTTCCGCCAATCGTTTTATCGCGAACCGTGGCAATGCGACGGTTCGTCGGCTCAGATCGGTCTTCGGTTCGGTGACGGTCTCATGGCCCGCCACCCACTGCACCGACCTTTTCACCGTGACGGTGCCGCGACGCAAATCCAAGTCGGCCCATTCCAGGCCGACCGACTCGCAGCGGCGCAATCCCGCGCATACGGACACCAATAGCCATGCTTCCAACGCGTGACCGTAGAAGCCTTTCAACAGTCTGCGTACTTCCGGCGCCGATAACACTTGCGGCTCGTAATGTCGCAGATGGGGGAGGCGGATTTCACGTCTGGTCACGTCATTGTCCGTCATGCCGCGTTTGAACGCGAGTCTCAATATCGAACGGAACACCGCCCACGCCTTACGTGCCGCACCAGCCTTAGCGAAGGAGTCCAACCATGATTCGATGTCCGCCACCGTGATTGAGTCGATGTCCTTTCCTCTCCATCGCGGGAGTATGTGACATGCGAGGGCGCTTTCGTAACCGACCTTGGTGCATTCGCGGAGTTTTACGCATGATGGTCTCCAAACGGTGTCTGCGAACGTGTCGAACAGCATTGGTTCCTTCCTGTTTTCCTGATTTAATCCCACACGTTGGCGTGTTGTCGTTGGTTGGTGGCGTGTGTGGGTTTTCTCATTGTTTTTGTATCTCTGTTTTAGGAGGTTGTTTTGACTCAGATCAAGTTTGATTTCGGCCATCCGAGTGCGGATGGTATCGCTGACTTGGCGGGTGAGACGGTTCATGTCGTTCCGACGAGCCGTTTCAACAGCGGCAAGCGCATCGTGGTGCGCGACTCGTTCGAGGTGAGACTGGACGAGCATGGCACAGCGACCGTTACGGCGCCGCCGACCGATAACACGTTCGCCTACGAGGTGACCGTCGGCGACCGCGCCGATTCCTGGCGGTTCATTCGCGTCGTGCAGGTGCCTGATTCGGCCAACGTGTTGGACTTCGCTGATTTGGTCGAAGTGGATTCTGACACGTTGACCCCCAGACAGACCGGCAATCCGTTGGCCGACATCGATCAGTCCGATGTGGATTGGGCTGTGTCCGCGATCAATGCCTGAGTTTTTAGAGGAGGTTTGTTTTGGCTAATCCTGATAAGTTTTTGCGCCTGCGTGACTACGCCCGTTTGGAGCGTGCGCAGAAGAATGGTGCCGTGGACGGCACCAAGTTCGCCTACGACAGTGCGAAACACGTCGTGTCGAACGTCCGCGAGTATTTCGACGCGCATCGCGACGGGCGCACGTATGGCGTGCGTTTCCCGCTCTACTCGTTTTCCAATTCGCCGGACGGCGTGAAGGTCGGCGACAATGCCGGTCTGACCGTCGTGCCAAGCTCGAATTATCGTGCCGGACGTGATGATTACGCTGGTTTGAGCGCGTTCCGCGTGTTCGACGCTAACGTTGCGGTGGCCGATGATGGCACGCCGGTCGTGAAGGCCATCAAGGGTTTGGCTGGCAATTACGCGAAGGACGGGTCCAACGGCGACGTGTTCGTCATCACCACTCCCGGCTTCTACCGGTTCGAGTTCGACACGAACCATTGCACCATCTGGTATTCGGACACCCAGTACGACGGCTATTCGCCGATGCCGGGCGCGCTGCTGCCGGACGGTTCGCTCCGCCCGTGCATGGCGTACGCGAAATACCCGCTGTCCAATTACGGCGGCAAGGCCGCGTCCGTCTCGGGTCAGATTCCGGCCTCCATGAGCGAACAAGGCTCCGTGGCCGTACCCACCAGCAAAGGCAAGGGCTACAGTGGAAAGACCTCAGCCGACACGTTCTACATGCAGCTCATGCACATGCTCAAATACGCGGCCAAGGACATCGAACGCCACTTGGGCGGCGACTTCAACGGTTCCGCTCAGGTCAACGTCAGCAAGGCCGAAACCAACGTCACCCGCGCGCTGGTCAAGGCCACTGACGCGGCAAGCATCGACCTCGGCTCCTACGTGAGCGTCGGCACCGGCACCGACCGTGGAGACAATAAGACCGGCGAGGCGGCGGCATACCGCAAGGTCATTTCCAAGACCGTCGTGGACTCGGCAACCACCGCGATCAACGTGTCCGGCGCGGCCTTCACGACCACGACGGCCATGCATGTCACCCAGATGCCGTACCTGACCGGTTCGACGGATGGCGTGCTCGGCAACGACGGCATCCCCCGCGAGGATGTGTCCAAGACCCATCAGCCGATTAGGCTCCAGGGCATCGAACTGTTCGCCGGAGTCTACGAGACCGAGGGCGACATCATTCTGAAGAACGTGAAGGATTCGGACACTTCCGGCCATACAGAAGTGTGGAAGGTGTTCGACACCACCAAGGCGAGCGGCACCGCCATCACCGCCGACTACGTGCATGTGGGCGACTATCCAGCCGCCAACGACAAGACCGACAACCAGTGGCAGTGGCAGACCGACTTCACCGAAAAGCACGGATTCCTGCTGCCCACCGGTGTCGGCGCGACAAGCACCAGCGGTCTGACCGACGCGCTGATCATCAACCCGATCAGCGCGTCGGGACTGCATGAGTTGCTGCGCGGTGGCTATCTCGGGGACGGTTCGCGCTGCGGGTTGTTCGACGCGTACGGCAGGGTCGACCTCTCGTGCGCGTGGTGGTACTGCGGCGGTCGCCTATCCGTTCTTGGCCGCACGCACGCCTAGTGCGGGCGGTTGGGGGTGAGCGCCAGCGAGGGGGCGAAAGCCCCCTTATCACCCTCGTATGACTCTTGGTAATATTTCAGGGATTCGTGACGTCTTCGCCGGGTTCCTCCTGCTCTTGCAGCGCGGTGGCAATCTCAGGGACGGTTCGCACTGCGGGTTGTTCAACGCGAACGGCAGGAACGACCTCTCGAACGCGTGGTGGAACTACGGCGGTCGCACATAAGGGTTAACCATTTTCCGTCACGACTACCCTCCGCTTTCGGGGATATGCGAGAGGGCAAGCCTCGGCCATGCCGAAAATCGAATCAAGCACGCGGCTGGTAGCACATTGCGAACGCCGCCAACATTCCCCTTATAGCTTTTATGAAAACATATTGCAAACACAGTCGCATCACCGAACCCGCGTTCGTGCGCGACTGCATCGAACGGTTCCTTAACGGCAAACGCTCCCGCAGGGACGTGAACGAA